ATTAAAGCTGGATACGAAGAGGATTTCAATAGAGGATATAATAGATAAATTTAAAGACAGCTTAATCCTAATTGGTAAGGAGCTGGTCTTGAAAACCAGTAGTAGCCGTGAAAGCGGTGTCAGGGTTCGAGTCCCTGAGCTGTCGTTAATACCGATATAGCCCAATGGAAGAGGCACTTGTCTTAGGAACAAGGTAGTGTAGGTTCGAGTCCTATTATCGGTATACGGAAAGGGGTTTAATATGAAAGTCGTAAATACTGGAACAACATATAGAATATATGCAGATGATTTAATTACTTCTGATATGTTACCTTGTAAATTTTACAAGGTAGAGTTTTTTCCTATGTCTGGGTGGTGTCTTGAAGAAACTGATGAAATCAGTGTAAATGAAAAAATATATGGCCAATTAAAAGATAAAAGATCTAAAGTTATCAAATCTTTTAAACGGTCAATTAAGAATTTTGGTGTTATTCTTAGTGGCGATAAAGGAATGGGAAAATCCTTATTTGTAAAATTTCTCGCAGAAAAGATTGTAGAAGAGTATCCAGTTATAATAGTTGATAAATACATTGATGGAATTGCAGACTTTATTAATTCAATTAATCAAGAATGTATGGTTATTTTTGATGAATTCGATAAAGTTTTTAGAACTAAAGAAGACTCTGTTGGAACATCAATGGATCCTCAAACAGAAATGCTTGGGTTGTTTGATGGAATCGTATCTTCTAAAAAGTTATTTGTAATTACTTGTAATGATATTAATAAATTAAGTGATTACTTTATTAACAGACCCGGTAGATTCCATTATCATTTTAGATTCAATTATCCAGCAATTGATGAAATTAAAGAGTATCTAAACGATAATCTAAATTCATCTTATTTAAATGAAGTTGATAATATTATAAGTTTTGCATCAAAAGCAAAATTAAATTATGATTGTTTAAGATCGATTGTTTCAGAATTAAATCAAGGTTATTCATTTAAAGATTCTATTAATGATCTCAATATAGTGAGAATAGATGAATATGTTTATAATTGGTATATTAGATTTACTGATGGAACTATTGTAAAAAATGATAGTAAATTTTATGGTGATTTGTTTGGAACAGAAGAACAAGAATTAAGTTTCTTTTTAGAAAATTCACGAAGTAATTATACTCATCAAGCTATTATAAAATGTACTCCGTCTGACTCACAATATGATTTAAGAACAAGAATGCATTATATAAACGCTTCTGATATTTCATTTGAATGGACTTGGAATATGGATTGGAATGATCCTGATCAGCAAGATAAAGATTTGGATGAAAAGATTAAACTGCTGAAGTTAAAAGAAGTAGAGTGTATTTTGTTCAAGAGAGTAAATAATAAAGATTCATTAAGATATATTCTTTAATGATCTGTGCCATTAGCTCAGCTGGGAGAGCACTTGACTTTTAATCAAGTGGTCGTGGGTTCAATTCCCGCATGGCACATATATTAGATAAGACATTTACAGCAATAATTAAGATGCAGGATTCTTTAAAGGAAGAAGATATTTAATATAATAAATAAAGATTGGTTCGAATCCAATAATTTTGCCCATTTTTAATGTCTTGTAATAATTAATTAGGTATGAAATTATCAGTTATAATTCCTCTACATAATGGTGGAGATACGATAATAAGAACGTTAGATTCAATTGTAAAACAAAATTTTTCAGATTATGAAGTAATTATTGTTGCAGATTATTGTACGGATAATTCTTTAGAGCAGATTAGAAATTATTTTTGTTATAATATTTTACCACTTCGTTTAATTACAGTAGATTTAGATGTTCATTGTGCAGGTAATTCTAGAAATCTTGGATTGTCAGTAGCATCAGGTGATTGGGTTACTTTTATAGATCAAGACGATGAGTTTGAAGATGATGCTTTTAATAATGTATTTCAAATAATCAATAGAGATAATTTAAAATATATTTGTTGTACATTATTATATGAGTACAACGAAGATACTAATGAAATTACATATCACACAGATCCACAAGATAATATAGATGTGTGGTTGCATGGAAAATTTTACAATAGAAAAAATCTTCTTAATAAATATAAGATCAAGTTTAAGAAAAATCTTCAATATTTAGAAGACTTGTATTTTAATAATAAGGTAGTAGAGACTCTTTTTAAATTAAATGAAATTGATAGATTTACATTACCTTATTATAGAGTATTAACTTATAAGTGGTATGAACACGTATCCTCTACTCATAGAAAATTAGTTGAAGGTAAATATGTTTTTAATCATTATGGAATAGCAAAATATTATTGTAATATTGTTTTTAATTCTATACTTAGTTCTGTTCCATTTATTACAACTCAGGAATCTTTTGATAGTATAAAATCAATGGTATTTGCTGATATAGGTTATTTATATTTTAATTATAATATATTAGTATATCGTTATGGGTCAGAAGATGTATTATCAAGAACATTGATAAAAGAATGTAAGAAATATATAGAAAAGATTTTAATCAACTTTAGAATTGATGATATTCATACGTTGGTTAATAGAACTATAAATTACATGATTGAAAAAGATATTGGAGTTGAAAATGTAGATGAATTTATTACAATGTCTTTTGATGAATGGTGGTTTCTTATGTTAAGTAAATGAAAATAAGGTGTCAACTCTAACTGAGCTTTTCCTCCTTTCTTCTCTTCTTGAGTTGACACCTTTTAATATATATGTTATAATATAGTATAAGAAGGGAGGTATTATATGTTAAGAGTTACTTTAGCAAATGATTTAAGTACCTATTTTCAAGGAAAATCAGATGGTATTATCTTTAGTAATGTATCTAATCAAGATTTAATTATTTTAAAAAGATTAGCAGAAACATATAATAAACAAATTCGAATTAATGAGCTTAAAGATGTTGTATCAACTACAAATAGTAGTTCAACTGATTTAGGTGTAATAGAAAATACTGTTATTGATAAAAGAAAAATAAAGAAGATATTTATAAATAATGGTAAAGAAACTATAAAGATAACACCTGATAAATTAAAAGAATATCTGGAATTAGGTTACAAGCTTGGAAGGAAGAAATAATGTCTGATAAATACAGAAAAGATTCGTTAGGAAATAGGATGAAGCAGTATGAGTATATTTCCAGAATATATCTTCCAAGACATATTCCAGTAATCATCAGGTTAGATGGAAAAGCATTTCATACATTTACAAGAGGATTTGAAAAACCTTTTGATCCTATTTTTATGTATGTTATGCAAGAAACTACAAGACATCTTTGTGAAAATATTCAAGGATGTGTTTTTGGATATACTCAATCAGATGAAATAACTCTTGTTCTAACTGATTACAATACTATCAATACTGATGCTTGGTTTGGATATAATATTCAAAAAATGAGTTCAGTTTCAGCATCGCTTGCAACTTTTTATTTTAATAAAATTTTTAATGAGTTCTTGGTAAAAAGTCAGATGGGTGGCTGGGATAGTGATAGATTTAAACAATATAAAAAAGCATTAGAAAATAGTGCTTGTTTTGATTCAAGAGTTTTTTCAATTCCAAAAGAAGAAGTCATAAATTGTCTTATTTGGAGACAAGATGATTGTATTAGAAATAGTATATTATCTGTTGGACAATTTTACTTCTCCAATAAAGATTTATTGAATAAATCTTGTAAAGATATTTGTAGTATGTTAATTTCTATTGGACAAGATTGGAATGGTTATACATCTAATCAAAAATATGGTACTGCGTGTGTAAAAGTAGAAACAACTAAATATAATGATAAAGGTGAATCGTTTATTAGAAAATCTTGGAATTTAGATAGGTTTACTCCAGTTTTTAAAGAAAATAGAAGCTACATAGAAGATTTAGTTTGATCTTTTTAAGACTCATTACAGCAATTATCTTCTAATGAAAATAGAATTATAATTAAGAATTGATTTTAATTAATACAAGTCTATTATACTTATTGAGTCTTGTTTCTTATTAATGGCCAACAGATGTTTTTTGTGTTGTATTAACTGTTAAAAATAATTTTCACACGCAATTTTCTTTTAAGGTGTTCTTTTATGTTGTTAATAAAAAAGAAACGTATAATCAGCTGATCGGTTTGGAAAGTAATCCGCTCTGAGGAGGAAAATTTCCGCCTGCCGGATTGGTGGAATGGAAGACACAAGGGACTTAAAATCCCTCGATAGAAATATCGTACCGGTTCGAGTCCGGTATCCGGCATTTTGCTCACGTGGTGGAACGGAATCCACAGCTGACTTAGGATCAGTGTACTGAGAGTTTGAATCTCTCTGTGCGTATTTCAACCGGAGTGATGCCTGAATTAACAGGATATGACAGGAGCGGATGAGGCCGTTCGGCCTGAGATACTGATGCCGGCTTTGTATCAAGGGCGTCTCGTTGTTACGACTGTACTGGTGAGGTTTTTCTCGTTTGTACCAATAAGATTGTCAAAACAAACATTTTTCGGCGGGTCGCATAGCGGCAATTGCGGGGGACTGTAAATCCCTTGGCTTCGGTCTTCGTTGGTTCGAGTCCAACTCCGCCGGTTAGGAATTACTTCCTGAAGGAACGCGTAAAATTAAAGTAAAAACCTGTTATGCTGGGAGGATAAGATTCAGTAAAAATGAAAGCCTCCATCAGGGGCCATATTGTGTAGACAAAGGGAATATGATGACAACATATTAGGTATGTCAAGAAGCAACAGGCAGTTTCGTCAACTGAGACACGGGTGCAACTCCGGAGGGCTCCACTTAATTAAGATCCATAACAGCAAATAATTAATTTCTTAGGCTACAAGAAAGGTATAGGTTCGAATCCTATTGTTGTCAACAAAGTTGGTTGTGTTCTTTGTACAATATAGTTTAACTGGTAGAATTCTTTGGATCTAGAAACACAACTAAGCAGGTATGGTATAATGGTAATTATAATTGACTTCCAATCAATTGATGCGGGTTCAATTCCCGCTACCTGCTTTTTATTAATAAATATATTTTATAAAAATAGCATAGTAATTTAAATTACTATGCTATTTTTATTTGACTTTTTTCTTAGACTATGTTATTATAATAATGATTATGGAGGTTTATTATGTTAAAGAAGATAATTAAGTTATCAATGTTATTAATCATGAGTTCTTGTTCTGTTTGCTATGCAAACGACAATTTAATTATAGATATTAAAAATGAAGTAATAGATATTAATGAAGGTCCATTTGACAATGACGTTAAAATTCTTATCTCCCCTGAATTATCAATTCAAAATTTTTCGAGTATCAGGGAAGTAAGATATGTAATTAGAGATACCGTTGCTTATGATATTAGCAATGTATCTTATAAGATCTTTAAAGGTTGTAAAGTAGAAATTGTTGAACAACATAAAGATATTACTAAGATTATTGTCAACAACGAATATAGATTTATTAATACTGTAGATCTTGGAAATGAAAATGAAATTGAACCGGACAAATTTTATCCTCCAACATTAGATATTCCATTATCTGAAGATCTTCAACATTATATATATGATAAATGTATTGAAAACGGTGTTAAATATTGTTTGTTTTTAGGATTATGCCAGCAAGAAAGTGAATTTGGTACCTTTGGTACTATTGATGAAATTCAGTTTCATGTTGTTAGTGCGACAAAGGATTATGGAATGTGTCAAACAAATAAAAAATATGTTTGGCCTGATATTAAAAGAGTTTTTGGGTGGAATGATATAACAATTTTATTTGATCCTTATCACTCAGTTGATGCTGGAATGTATGAGTTTTCTAAATGTGTTGTAAAATATGGTAACACTGAAGGAGCTTATGATGCTTATAACAGAGGTCTTGAGCATCATGGTTCAACTGAAAACAGTAGAGCTGTAGTAAGATATTGGAATCATTGGAAATCGATTTTAGGAGATATTTAAATGGGATTAGATAATGGTATACATCTAAGAAGAATTGGAAATAAACTGGATATAGATTCTTTACCTGATTATTTAAATATCAGTGAAGTATCTAGAAGTGAAAAAGAGGACAATTCAGTTATTTATGACATTTGTTACTGGCGTAAGTGCTGGAATATTAGAAGTATGATTTTTGGTTTTATTCCAAAATTACTTCAAGAAGATAATGATGGATATTATGAACTTAATATTCAACAGCTGATTGGAATTCGAAATGGTATATACGATTTTTTAAAGAATCCTGAGTGCTGGGATAATACTATTTGGGAATTAAGTGAAATGATTCTACATCTAGGTCAAGATATTATTAATATTTCTTGGTTAATTAATCATTTAAAAGATAATCCAAAAGATTATGCTTATTTTTATGATAGTTATTAATGAAATCTAAGATATTGAAAAAGAAACCAATTAAATATAGAATTCAAATTCCACCTCCAAATAAAGTTATTGAATCGAAAAAATACAAGAAAGAAAAACATAAGAAGAATTTACTGAACGAGGAAAATTAAATGTTTGATAAGATTAATGTAATGCTTGATGATGGTGCTTATATCCCAACAAGAGCTCATAAGTCCGATGCTGGTCTAGATTTGTATACTCCAATTGATTTTACACTTGGTAGTAATTGTGAAATAATTATTGATACTGGTGTACATGTTGAAATTCCAGATGGATATGTTGGAATGATAAAAAGTAAAAGTGGACTAAATGTAAAAGCAAGCATTAGATCTGAAGGAGTAATAGATTCAGGCTATACTGGATCGATTGTAGTTAAGTTGTATAGAGATGGATCTTCTGGAACTTTTCTTAAATTTAATAAGGGTGATAAAATTTCTCAATTAGTAATACTTCCTATTGCAACGCCGGAACCAGTATTAGTAGATTGCTTCAAGGAAACAGAAAGAGGATCTAATGGATTTGGAAGTACAGGATCGTAAATGTATTAATTGTGGATCTAGAGTTAGAGTTGATCCAAAATATGGAAATCTAGATAATTGTGGATTTCTACTTTGTTCTTATAGACCCAATTTAAAAATGTCACTTAGAACCGTAAAACCAAATTGGTGTCCTGGTCATAATTTCACTTATGAATTAGACAGAGGTATAATTATTGATGATTGATTATAATAGAATTATTTATATTGATGTAGATGATACTATTGAAGATTTGCTGTCTGCATGGTGTATATATTTAAATGATAAATATCGTTTGTGTGTAGATCCAAACGATGCTAAAGAATGGGACATGACTAAGTTATTTACGACTTTGCCTAAACAGCATATTTATGGTGCTTTGGAAGATCCTAAGTTGTGGCAATTAGTTCATCCAATTTCTGGAGCACAGAAGTACATAAAGAAATTAATAGATGAAAAATTTAAAGTGTATCTTTGTACCGCAACTCATATTCAGTATCTTTCAGATAAATATAAATATGTAATTAATCATTATTTTCCTTTTATTGATGAAAGTCAGATTATAACCATTCATAATAAACAATTATTAAATGGACTTGTATTAGTCGATGATTATATTGAAAATTTAAAAAATGGAAATTATAAAGGAATATTATTTAAAGCATTCTATAATCGCGATGTAGATATTTCAGAGTATCCTTATATCTATAGAGTTGATAATTGGAAAGACTGCTATAATTTAATTCATCAGTTATATACTGAATGTCTAGTAGATAAATTTAGTCTTGACAATAATTAAAATATGTATTATACTATAATAAAGAAAGGAGTTAAGTAATGCGTAAGAAAAAATCTGTGGATTATGTTTCAAAATATAAGATTAATTTTGATGTACCTTACTTGATTAAGTTGTTACCTATTGGACAGCTTAACAGAAAAGAAGAATTCTGTGATTTGGTAAGATGTAATATCGAGTTAATGAGTGATGGGTATACGATTAGAGCATCACACGAAGGATATCAAACAGCTTATTTCTATGTTGAGTATTTTAACTGGCTCCTTTATACGAAAGAAATTGTATTAGCATTGGATTAAATTCAATCTTTATATAATTAAGAAAGGTGGAAGTTGTATGACTATTGTTTTTTATAAGGTAGGTCAGTTCTTTACAAGAAATTATACCGAGGCTTGTACTATTTCAGAAACTCAAAATACTCCTAAAGAAAAATGGTACGTAGAGTATCCTCACCTTGATGATTTAGAATCAATCTCGAAGATTTCAATTGAAGAAATTAAACTCAAGTATGAGAAAGGTGAGGCTAAAAGAGTTTGAGAAATAAATTGTATAATACAACAAAGATTACTCTTTCAGGATCTTATATGCAGGACGAGAATTTCTGCGAACCTATTGTAAGAATTAGAGCCAAAAAGAGATCTGAAGGTTATATTTGTCCAATCTGTAATTGCATGGGATATCCTCATAATGTTTCAGAAGGAATGTTTAGATGTAATACCTGTGGTGTATATTTTGAATGGTAATAATAGTTAAATGAAATACATAACAAGAAATTTAGTCTATAATAATTATATTATTAAAGAAAATAATACTGAATATCTTATATTAGATAGTTCTTATAAGATTCTTGAGATTTATAAGAAAACCGAAACTACAATTAAAGAATTAAAAAGATATATAGATAAAGAGTTGAATAAATAAATTTCTATTTTACAGGAAAACGGTTGACATTAATTTCAAGTTGTGTTATACTAAATAATGTAAAAATTAACTAAAAAAAGAAAAGAGGACAAAAAATATGTTTAACAGAAATCTTCCTTGGAATCAGCTTGGAACCGATGTAACCACAGCAACTACAGCAGACGAAGCACTTGCAATGTCTGGACTTGATTGGGATGTTGTAAGCAATCCTGTTTACAATTCTTCTGGAAATGTAATTGATGGATATTTTGCAAACACACGATCCAGTGATGGTGAAGTTCTTGGAATTGTTGGAAGAAGATACCAGATCGTACAGAATGTTGATGCTTTTGATTTCACTAATTCTCTTACTCAGAGAGGTGTAACTTTTGAGAAGGCTGGTGTATTTCATCATGGAAGAGCTGTATGGCTCTTAGCTAAACTTCCGTCCACCGACATTTTAGGTGACAAGTTCGATCCTTATGTAGTATTTATCAATAGTCACGATGGAACAGGTGCAATCAAAGTTGCAATGACTCCTATCAGAATTGCTTGCAGTAATGCACTTAATTTTGCTCTTAAGAATGCAAGCAGAAGTTGGTCTACAAGACATATGGGTAATATTACTCAGAAACTTGAGGAAGCAAAACATACACTCGGTCTTGCAAACAATTATATGATTGGTCTTGCGAATGATGCTGACAGACTTGCACAAACAACATTCACAACTGATCAGTTTGAAAGAGTGTTTGACAGAGTATTTCCAATTGATCAGAACAAAGATTCTGAAAGAAAAATCAGAAATATTGTAGATATTAAAGAAGGTATGTTTAAGGCTCTGGAAGCAACAGATCTTAGAAATTTTAGAGGAACTGCTTGGGGCGCACTGAATGCAGTAACTGACTATATTGACCACGCAGCTCCTGGAAGACTTACTCAGAACTTCGAAGAAAGTCGTTGGAATAAGATCGCAAATGGTCATGGCATTGTAGATGCTTTTTATAGCGAGATTGCCGCATAATAATATAAATAGTAAGAACACTATTTAAAAGTGAGTTAGGTTGGTGTTCGCTGTAAACTCACTTTAAAGGTTGCGGTGGCTGAATAGGTAGACGCTAGAGTGAGGCTTCTTATAGGTTGGTTGAGTGTGCGTAATTCGTAAAATAACTCTGAGTCAGCGGATAACCAGTTATCATTATCAGCCTTCGGGTGTAACGCAGAGTGTAATCGAGAGCAATAATATCCTAAAACTCCAACTATGTAAGGTGCAAATCCTTACCCGCAACATACGTAGAACCGATCAACCGAACTTGGTATATAAATTCATAAGGGAATATATTTCCTGGTTTTTCACATTAGATAGCATAGTATAAAGTGAATGTAAAATTACTAAGCTAATATAAAGCGCACGGATGGCTAAGACCCAAACAGATATGTTTATTGTTTATAAAAACAAGTTGGTGCGCTATATAAATAAATATGAGCCAAAGATAATGTGGTAGGTCTTTCACATTATCTATATACGGAGCTTAGCGTAACTGGTGAAAGCCACGGTCTTATAAACCGTAGACCCTAACAAGGTTTAATCCGGGTTCGAGTCCCGGAGCTCCGATGAAACATAGTTGGTCCTCCTTTCTTAATATATGTGGAATTCATAGCTGGTCCACCTTATGGGCCACCCGTAGATAGCCGGTTTAATAATAAGTAGTTTACCATGTGAAAGACTTTCTACATAATAAAAAAGGGTTTAAGAGGTCCTTTCGACTAATGGTAAGGTCGCAACCCTTTCAAGGTTGAAATACTCAGTTCGAATCTGGTAAGGATCATATGGTACATCTTTTATTAAACACTCTTGTAAAAAGAGTGTTTTTTATTGACCTTTTTATTGAGATATGTTATACTAATATATATCAAATGGAGGTAGTTTAGATGCGAAGAATTAAATTAGATGTACAGTTTGACGAGAAAGATTTATTTGAAAAAGAAGTCACTGATCTTATTAAATCTAAAATTAAAGAGCAGGTAAGAAATGAAATTGATCAAACCTTTAATAATCTAATATCTAAAGAAGTTGAAAGAATTTTAGAAATAGTTGTTAAACAGAAGAACTACGTAAATAGATTCGGTACCATTACTCGGATGGACGAACTCATAATTGAAAGTGTTGAAAAATATATTAAACAGTCCGTAGAAGATCTAAATAAAAACAATTTAATTAATGATTGTATTGAGGAAATTATTCTAAAATATAAGGAAGATATTAATTTAGAAATAAAAAAGAGAATTGAAAAGATTATTAGTCATAATATTAGTAATATTATTGCAAAATCTTTTACAGATGATTTCTTTAAAGAAAATTTGAAATCAGTATTGACAGAATAATATATTTATGTTAAAATATATAATGTAAATAATAGTTTTTAAGAAAGGACGAGTTTATGAATCTTACTGAAGCAATTAGAAAGTTTAACGACATCAAGAAGGGCACCTATACAAATCTTGTTTATTGTACTGAGATTCCTGTAAAAGCAGAGTTTAAGGATAAGATTAGAATTACTAAATACTCAAACGCAACTGCAAGGTTTGGTATCAATTATGGAAATCTTGCTTCAGTAAAAAATAAAGAAAAATCTACTGAAGATACAAAAAAGAAGACTTCTAACAAGAAATGGATTCTTAAAGACATTATCGAATATAATACTAATACAGATAAGTTCTATCTTAATGTTTATAACTCCCCTAATAAATCTAAATCAATCTTTATTATTAAAGAGGAAGGCAAAGGAACAAGAACAGTAAAAGATCTTACCACTGTTGAAGATTATATCCTTAAATCCTATTTAAACAAGAAGGATTGTCCTTCAACAAAAGAATTTTATAAAGTAAATCTTGATAATGTAATTTCAATTGGTTAACAAGAGAAAGGATGGTATAGGATGTTTTATAATTCTATAGTATTTGTAAATGTAGATAAAAATACAGGACTCATTGCTGTAAGAAATAAGAACAGACAGTCATTCTTTAAATCAACTGAACCAGAAGTCGAGATCAACAAATATATAAGAAAAAATTATCCATTAGATGAAAATGTTAAAGTAATAAGAATTCAATTATCTTAAAAGATATAATTCATAAGTACAAACAGAAATGCTTGTACTTTTTTTATTTTGTAAAAAATTAAAAAATTAAATAATCTCAATTGATTTTTTGCTAAATTTATTGTATTATAAATATATAAAAAATTATTTTAGACTCTATATGTGAGGAGTTTCTGTATGAAATTAGTATATACTTTTAATGGAGAAGATTTCGATTTTGAACAGGCTGACGATAACGAAGCTGTTGAGTTTATAAGAAGAACTCTTTCAAATGATGAAATCTTATATGATTATCTTCAATATATTTATCCACATGAAACAGAAAATTCAAAAGAAGTTCTAAAAGATTATAACTTCGATGGTACTGCTGAATGTATAGATAATATGTCAGAAGAAGATAAAGAAGATCTTGTTAATGAAGTTATTGATGACTTAATTGATTCTGATATTTATAATGATGTTCTTATGGATTATTTCGAGGATGAGGCTTATGATGAATATCGAGATTGGAAAGAATATCAGAAAGATCCATATGCTTATTATGGAGTAAGTAGAAGTGATTTCTTTTAAAGGAATTTAGGTATGAAATTTAGATTAGTAGAAGACAATGAACTCGAGAAAAGAGCAAAATATCATAGAAAACGACAAAGAGGATTAAGTCCATTTTATTCACTTGATGGTGGAAATATTCCATTAGCTATTGACAAATTTAACAATTCTGTTGCCGATGGTGCTAACGGCTTAATGGAAGATTATGAATTCTTAGATTCAGATCCAGAAAAGATTGATTATAAATCATTTAAAGATATGGTTGATACGTTCATTAAAGAATACAAAGATGTACAACAAGAAGATGATCCAGATTTAATGTATGATCTTCAAAGAAATTTTTATAAAAAGTACCGACCGTTAGTTGATAAATGTAAGATTTTAATTCAATCAATAAGTCCTACTGGATATGGTAAGAATGATTTTTATTTAATTAAACTTAGAGACTTATGTAAGATTGTTGATAATAATTTTCCGTATGGGTGGAAACCGAGAAATTATAAAGCAGAATCTTTAACAGAAGCTTCTAGATTCAATCCTCTAAAAAAGCTGATAATTGATATCATAAATTATCTTTGGGAAGAAGGTTATAAACATCCTAATAATTGGATCAGTGATGGTTGGGTTGATTTGAAAGACGGTGTAGAAACAGGAATTGATGATTTAGTTGAAGTAGCTGAGAATATCTATTCCTATATCAAACCTATCGACGATGAGCAACTCAAAGTATATGGTAATGATTTATTAAAATATTTATCTAATAAATCATTGTATGAAAGATATTCATTACCTGAAGTAGATAATGCAATAAATCATTTTAGAAATGATTTAGGATATAATCCTGATGTAGATGAAGTTATTGATTATATGGTACGTATAGGAGATGTAGAAGAACCAGAAGATCCTGAAAAATCGATGAAATGGTATTCTGATTGGTCAAGTGAAATATCTCCAAGACTTAATGAGGATGTTGTAAAAAATTCAGACAGTACTTGGTCTAATAAAGGTTCTGAAGGAAAGCACGGAAGATTCAAGACTAAGAAAGCTGCCACCAAACAAACTCGCGCCATGTATGCAAATGGATATAATGAAGATTACGATCCATTAGCAGATTTTGATTCCGTTAATTCAATTGGAAAATTAAATACGGGTGATAGATTTAAAAATAGAAATGGAGTAGTTATAACTATTGTTGAGCCAACTAAAGATGGTAGAATTCAATACAGAATTGGAGATGAGGTCCGAATTGGAAGCGAACGCTCAATTCAGAATATGCTGTATGCAAATAATTATCTTAGAATTAATGAATCGTTAAAAGAATCAACAACGAAACAAACAATTTTAAAAAATTGTAAGATTAATAATATATCAGAGTCTTTAATGGAAGCCTGGTTTACACCTTTGTCTGAAATATCAGGTTTTACAGGATGGTTTGACGATGATTCTTTTATTAACGAAGAAGAACGATTTAATTCAAAAGTTGAAAAGTCATTAAATTCTAACAGAAATGATATTTATGTGTTGATAGACGAAGATTTTCAATACGATCCAAGAACTTATGAAATTGAAGATCTAATTGAGTTACAAGATATAAAAACAAAAAACATAAGAGCTAAGAAATTCGTGGTAAATGGTATAGAGTTTATATTTGAGGATGCAAGTTCAATGACTTCACCCAGACTTTATTTCAAATCTGAGGATGATGGTCAGCAGTATGTAGACTTTATCGACCATTATTACGATGAGGTATAATATAAATGGATTTAAGAGAAAGTTTAAATAAAATAGATCATTATTGTATTGACAATAATCGAAAATTTTATGATTTAAGATCATTATACGAATCTGTTGAACCTAAATTAACTCCACAGGAAAAAATGGAACTATCAAAGATAGTCCGTGATACTAATGATCCTAAGGTAATTAGTGCTTCTTTAAATCAAATGGTTAGTGAATCTTTAAATGAATATTTAACAGACGATGAACTTATCGATGCTATTCAAAATGGAAAACCATTTGATTTAGATGATTATAAAAGATTTGCACACACAGATGGTCCAGCTTATGAAGAATTAGATCATAAGATGGTTCTTGATTCAGATGGATTCCAAACAGACTACACCTTATACTATGATAATGATCTAGGTGAGTATATTTGTATTTTTGGAGATAAAGATCTGTATAATCCAGATAATGCTGATTTTGATGCTGAATTTGAAACAGAAGAAGAAGCAAGAGAATGGTTTGATTCTTATAATGGATTTGAAGATGATTTGATGGATGAATCAGTTAATAAAGAAAAGATAATTAACGAAAAATTTTATCTTAGAACTGGCAAAGAAGATGATGCCTTTAAATGGTTAGCTTCTAAGATGAATGCAGATACTCTTCTTTCTCAAATGAGTGTTCTATATAAATCTGGAAAATCATATCATAATATGATTGAAGATATAATGAATGCTAATAATCTTACAAACAAAGAATTTGGTACTAATATTTTAACTAAGGATGAAGTTAGAGCTCAGTGGGGAGAAGATGCTTATAATCAACTTTACGGATCAACAGTTAAAGAATCCTTAATATTTCCTGATGGAACTGTTTTTACAAAACCGATAGAGTATAGGAATTATAAGATAAAACAAAATAAATCTTCTGACGAATTTTTAACAGTATTTGATGAATTCGGAGAAGTTGAATCAGATGGATTTACTTCAATTGATGATGCAAAAAAATATATTGATGATTTGATTGAATCTCAAATGTATGATGATTGGCAAATGGGTAAAGTAAGTAAATTTAATAAATACCCAGATGATATATTTGATGAACCACTACCATTTGAATCTTTAGATAAATCTCTCTTAAAAGAAGATAATGGATCATTTGAATATAAAGGTTTCATTATAGTTGATGGAGATCCTGTTTATGTTTATAAAGATGGTAAGTGTATAGGATCTTACTCAACAGACACTGATGCAACTCAACAGATAGATTTAATGACTGAATCTTATGCAGATACATTAGGTGGAGTAGGTACAGCAGCAGGTACAGCTCTCGGTCTACTTGAACCTACACCTTTTGGAGAAGTTGCTGGTGCTACTGTGGGTGGACAAGTTGGAAAAGCTGTTGGTGGTATACTGGATGCGATTCATCAACATAGAGTGAATAAGGCTGCAAGGAATAATAATATGATGACAGAAGAATTAACTGACATTGAAAAACAATGTAAAGAAAAATTTGAAGAATTAACACATATCTTACTTGACGATGTTCAAAAAGATGATAATTGTGATGATGCGATGGTTCTTCAAAGAGTTAATAATGCATTTAAAGCTGTTGGTGGAAAATCAGGAGCATCTCAAGATTCTCCAACATATGTTAGATTTAATGGATATGTACCTGTTGAAGCAGAAGGATTTAACGGTAAATATACTGTCGGTGGCTCTATTTCTGGAAAAGGTTACATTAGAGGTGATCTTAACAGATTAGCTGAAGATCTAACAATGGCCTACAATGTTAAACTTGGAGGCGATCATAGATATACTCCAGGATTTATTAAGAAATTAATGAATGAATCATTAGATGAAGATTCATATTCAGAAAACGAAATAACTTCAATCTTAAAAAAACTTACTAATGATTTTTCTAAAGAAGGTTCAGTAAAAACTTTCTACAAGGAAGAAAAAGAACTTGCAAAAAATATTCTAAAGAAATATTATAAATATGTTGATGTTTCTGATGGAAGACATGATTCAGACGAAGAAATGAATTGGGTTATCTCCTTCTCAGGTGTAAAATAATGAAATTAAATGAAGAATTATTTGAAATAGATATTCCAATAGTTAATACTGAAGATGAATTAGTAATTGATGATATAGAACAACCAGTAGTTGCTACTCCAGAAGAAAATGGAGTAGCAACTATATTAACTGATTCAATTTCAGATTTATGGAATAAAATAAGTGAATATAATAGTAAGATAGCTACTGTTTATGCTTCAGGAGTAGAAAATGCTGAAGAAATAATTTCTGTCCTAAAAGATATAGTAGATGAAGAAAATAGAAATATTGGAAAATTAGTAGCTACATTAAAAACAGTTTCACCGAATACTGAAAATGTTGAAGTAGGTGAACAGGAAGCAATGATGAAATTAACTGAAGATTTTAAAGATAGTAAAGCTGATTTATTATCAGATATTCTTGGTAGATCAGTTTCAGCATCACAAGAAAATTACATCTACGATGGATGGAGAGCATTCTATAATGATCCAGAATTATTTAGAGATACATTAGTTGTAGATTTAGTAAATAAAGGATTAGACATGTTTGATGAAAACAATGTTGATACTGATCCAGAAACTGATAATATTGAAGATAATTTGATTGTAGAAAATATTAATACAGTTCATCATAAGATCGGTACAGATGAATACGATGCTAACGAAGGAAGAAAGAAGAGAATTGCTCAATACAGAAAGTTAGCTCATGTTAATGAAGATGTTATATTAACAGAAGACATGATTGATAATTGGGCACTCAATAAAACAGCATGTTATAATAATCGATCCGTGGATCAAGTTAGATCTGAAATACTTGGTCAAAGATGGAGCGAGTTTGAAGAAGATTAAAAATAAAAATAGGTAATATAAATATGAGAATTAATGAAGATACATTAGCTCAAGCAGTTCAAGATGCTAATAAAATTAATGCAGAAGTCACATATTCAGGAAAAGGTGATATTGAACAAACTCTTGATCGTGCATTAAAAACAAATCTACGTCAAAATAAAAATGGTGGAAGAGAATTTGTAAATGTTCTTTTAATAGGAGAAGCAGGTACAGGTAAGACTGCACGAGTATTTGAATGGGCAAAAGCTAATAATATTAATTTATATAATGTAGACGCAAAAACATTAGATATTACTGATTTAGGTGGAGCAATATCTCCAAACGACGATAGAACAGCAGTTAATAGATTAGCAACTACTGAACTTGATGCACTTGAAAGACCTCGTTCAGTTTTATTTTTAGATGAATTTAACAGAGCTGATTCTAATATCCGAGGAACCCTTCTTACACTGATCAACGATCATCAGATTAGAGATGCAAGAGAAGAAAATGGATATAGATATTTTCCAAATTTTTTATTTACTATAGCAGCAATTAATCCACCTACAGGAACATATAATACTGATGAATTAGATGCAGCAGAGCTATCTAGATTTAGACAAGTTCATGTTCAACTTGATAATAAAAATAATTTGGATTATTTAACTAATAAGTATACAAAAGAATTAGAAACAGTAGAGGATCCTCAAGAAGAAAAAGAAATTCGTGGAAGATTAAAAATTGCACAAACACTTCTTAGAAGTCCTCAATTTAGATTTGATGATTCAAACGAGGCTGCTGAAGCTCAAAGAGAACAAAATTCTCCATTAAATCCTCGTTCTTTATCTAAATTACTTGAATATTGTGATGGAACTAAAGAAGATTTCTTAGCATCCTGGAATGATCAATGTAATCCTGATAAAAAAGGAATGGCTGAAAGAATTTTAGCAAATTATCAAGACGTGGAAGATAAAGCAAATTCAGTTTTTAAAAAGTCAGATAGTGGAACCGTTAAGCCAGCCTTTATGCAAGGTCCTTCAGCTTGGGATAAGATAAGTAAAGAATTAGCTAAATACTAAACATGAGGTTTTATCTTTATGGGGATGACAAGAGAGGAAAAAATTTCTAAAGATTTTATACAAACACTTTTATCAAGTCAAGGTTATCCAACCTATGCAAATATCTTTAGTAATTTTGATTTAAATCTAACTGACAATCCAAATATTGTTGGTTTTATGGAACCTTCTAAAGGCAGAATAGTAATTAACAGAAATCTAAATAAAGATCAAGTTTCTGTAATTATTCGTCATGAAATTCTTCATCAGTTTTTAGATCACGAAAATAGATTAGTTAAAAAAATTGCTAGAAAATTTGGTCTAGATCCAGATAATTTAACACTTGATGAATTAGAGAATGTAAAAAAAGAAATATATAAAAATAAAAATTTTAATATTGCTGGTGATTACGAAATCTCAAATCGAGGTTATACTGATGAAGATAAAGAAAATGTTAGAAATATTGAGTTAAATGGTCAGATATTAAGAGGTTTGGTTACAGAAGATGATCATCCAGATTGGGTAGATTATACCTTAGAAGATATGTATGACGAACTAAATAAACCTAAAGAAGATCAACAAAATAAAGACAACTCAAATGATAAGAATGATTCTTCTTCTGATGAGGATGATCAACAAAATAATTCAAGTAAATCACAACAATCAAATTCAACTGATTCGTCTGATAGTGGATCTGATCAAGATAATCAAACTGATGATTCTTCAGACTCTGAAGAGGATGATGACTCTTCTGAAGACGATGATACTTCTTCAAGTAGTTCTTCTAACTCATCTCAGTCAACTGATGATGAAAAACCTCAGAAAAAGAAACGTGGAAGAAAAAAGAAGCAGCAAGATGATACAGATAATAAAGAATCTTCAACACCAGAAATAGGAGATATGGGTGATGCAGATGATCTTGCAAAAGAGGATGCTGAACGAGAACAGCAAATAAAACAAGAAAAAGAAGAGGAACAAGATTATTCATCTAATGATGAAATTACGTCTGGAGATGTTGATTCCTCTGGATCAGGAGATCGATCAGTTGATTCTGAACAGAGTAGATTAGAAAGAATAAAAAAGATTCTTCAAGACAAAGAGATAGCGGATCAAATTTCAGACGAAACTGATACTCAGGTTTCCAGAAGTAGATCAGCAACGGCAGAAAGAAATGCTAAAAAATACAGAAATACTCCAATAAATAAATTTACTGATTCTTTAAATAGATTTATTAAAAATGAAGTTGGAGATTCGAGAAACTCAACTTGGAGAAGATTTAATAAGAGCTATGTTGGTACAGGTATAATGAGACCTGGACACGCAACAGTAAAAAATAAAAATATCCCTTTAATAAATGTTTATTTTGATAGATCCGGTTCATGGGATGCAGCAAAAACAGCGGTTGGTGAACAGGCCATTGGTACATTAAATAATTATGTACGTAAGAAACAAATTAAGATTCAATTATATTATTTCGCAAATAAAGTAAGTGAATACGATGATTATAATTCTCTGGGTGGATATGGAACCAGTGGTCAACCGATATTGGACCATATTAAGCAAACAAAACCAGATAATGTAATTATTATGACTGATGATGATATATTTGATTGTAGAACATCAGTTGAAGTTCCTGGTGCTGTTTGGTTTTTGTGGAAAGGTGGAGTATCACAGAATTTACAACAACATTTAAAAGGGGCAAAAGAAACTAATAACTATAATTTAGATTAAGGTAAATTGTAATATGGAACTTAATTCATCTCAAATTGAATTTATAAAAAGTAATAAAAGTCTCTTACAAAGAAACGATTTTGATGGATTCTTTAAAAAAGTAAGAAGTAGTGATAGAAGAATTTATGCAAATTTTTTCTATTCAATTGGTTTAGATATTTTTGAATTTTTAAAAGATGTACCAGATTATCTTTTCTATGGCAGCACTCAATTAAAAGGTGTTCATTTACCTGATAATGTTAGATCTATTGGATCTTATGCATTTGCAAATTGTACAGATCTAAGTACAGTTACAATGAGTGATTCTGTTATTTCAATAATGGAGAACGCATTCAGTGGATGTCGCAATTTAAATCAGGTTAAATTATCTAATTCTTTAAATCAGATACCAACTGAATGTTTCGTAAATGATACTTCTTTAAAAGAAATATTTTTACCAGATTCAGTGATACAGTTAAGACCTGGAGCATTTGATAATTGTAATGATATTGTAATTTATGCTAATTATAGATCTGATGCTTCTCGAAGATTAAGAATTAAACAAATTGATCTTGATTTTTATAAATCACATCTTAAATTTAAACATCCGAATAAGGAAACTCAAACAGAAAAATTTAATTTTCTTACTGAAGCGAAATTAACAGAAGATTTCAGTCCTTCTATGCCTAAATGGTTAAGAGCTAGATTACTATACACTAAATCATCAGACAGTAGAAGAGCAATGCCAAAAGGAAGATATGCTGATTTTTCAAAACAACCTGATACAACATTTACAGATAAGAAAAGAAAAGATCAAGAATATCTAGATCTTTGGGCAGCAATGTCGAAAGCTGGAATAGATATTAGTAACGCTAATTTTATTCAAGATGGATTACCAAGACCCAAGAAAGATACAAGACTTGAGGAACCAAATATTGCTTTCTTCTATCTTGACGATGGATCTGTTTATGGAACTGGATTAAATGATAATGAGATTTTCCAACCTGAAGGAAAAGCATTTAAAGCTGTTAATCTAAAGACCTTAATGTCTCATATTAGAGATTTTTGTTGGTTAGATGGATCAGATCCAAATAATTTTATGGGTTCTAAAAGAGAACTTAGGGGTAAAACAAAGCAGGAATTACAAGGTCTTGGAGATTACTATAGATATAAAGAATTAAGGGATGCTGGTCCAGGTCATTCACCTTGGTCTGGATGGAAATTAGATAAATCAGGTTATTTAATTGACCCTAATAAATTTAAGAATAAATTAAAAGAATTTGGTAAGAAAAATATTTCTGCTAACCTAGAAAGAATTTATAATGACTTAAAGAACCTTCAAATGAATTTAGGTCAAGTTCTTATGGATTGGGATTTCAGAAATAATAAAAATCAGAAGGATTTTGATAAAGTTTTTAAATATAATGGGTTATTACGTGATTTTACTTTTCTTAAAAGTCACTATAATAATATAGCATCCAAGGTTGAATCAGCTTTAGCAGAAACTGATCCAGAAACAAAAGATCGGATTTTATCTAATTTATCTTCAGCTATTATTAGTCTTAAAGATGAAATTAAAAATTTCAAGAAGTCTGGTAGTGAAATATTTGATGTGGAAGTTGATTGGGATACAAATGAATCTTTAAGACATAATAAATTAGATCTTGATGAATCATTGTTTAATGAAGATATTGAAAATTTATTAGATATTGATTTATCAGCTCAAAATCCTGTAATGCAACAAGCAGATGAGCAAAGTACCTGGGTAAAAGATCAAATAGATAAAGAGCTAGAAGAAATTGAAAAAAATATTCCAGATAAAAATTCTGAAAAAGTTATTGGAGCTTTAAAACAACCTGTTCCAGATAAAATTAAAGAACCTAAAATGGAATTAGATGAGTCATTATTTACTGAAGCAGTTAAGAACTATGAATATATTGATTTAGGATATATTGACAGAGTTAAATGTGGTGCAAAAGTATATGATGATGGTTCTATATGGGTTAATACATATCATCCATACGATGACGCAGATTATCATTGGGCAGTTTCTAAAGATGATGGTATAGGATATAAGATCTATATTCATAGTCCTGGAAAATTTGTTAAATCTATTGTAATGGGTGGATATGACGATAAAGATGAATTAATATCCCAGGTAAAAGAAGTTGCACAAGAATTAATATCTTTAGATAGAAACTCTAAAATTAGATCCAGAATGATGCATAATTAAATATAATTATGAGAATTGGAACTTAACATGTTAAAAATAGATAGTAATCAATGTATTAAGATGAGTAGAGGGGACGATGTTAAGTTCCCTCTATTTATTAATAAAGGTACTGTAAACGAACCGATAAGGTATGCATTTGAAGAGGGCCAAGGTTGCGAAGTATATTTTTATATATTTGATTATAATGATATTGAAGAACATCCTTGGGATAAAATAGATTCATACAGTTATAATCCTGATACTTCTACTGTTGAAGAGCCTATACTTGTTAAAGTATTTACTGATGATGGAATTATAAAAACCATTATTAATGGAGAAGAACAAGAAGAAATTAGTGGAATTGAAAATATAAATGAAAATGGGGATATGGTAATTTGGTTGTTTAATAATGACACTAAAAATATTCCTCAAGGAAGTTATATTTATCAAGTAAAAGCTAAGATAATTAATTCCGACATTAATCCTGTGGAAGATTCTGAAGGTAATGTTGTATATAACTATGTATATAATACGGTAACAAATAGATTACCTATCTATATTATTGATGATAATTATGGTAATCGAATATGGCAATGAAGTTATTGATCGGAGGTGAGTATCATAGATTACGTTTACGGTCAAGTTAATGATAAAGTAAAATTTAATCAATACCAAGGTGGAAATACTGATACTGCTTCTGTATTTGTTGACAATGCTACAAATATAATAACAGTTCAAACAAAGGATCTAGACGCTAGAAACTATGCTTACATATCAGAAAGATATGCAAAAGGAACTGAAGATGGTGTTGAAGTAGAAGAAGGTTCTATTGGGTACGAAGATAACTCACTGTTTTATAAGAATCAATCAATACATTATGCAGAATTATCAGAACAATATAAAGATTCTTCATACGAGTATATGAACAACGCTTCTGACTCAGCAAACGAGGCAAAAGAAAGTGAAAGCAATTCAAAACTCAGTGAAGAAAATGCTAAATTAAGTGAGGATGCGGCGGCACAGAGTGCTCAAGAAGCAAAAGATGCTGTTGACAACGCACAATATATTTATTTTAAAATAATAGATTCTGGAAATTTAATAATGTATAAGACACAAGACTCAGACGAATTAAATTTTGAAATAAATGATGTAGGTAATTTAGTATTGACTATGGAGGTTGAATAATATAGATGGCAGATAGTATAAAAGTATTAGATAACGAAAGAACATTTAATTATGTTGGATTATCTGTTGATGTACCATCAAATTTACCTACTACAGGAATTCATACAGGAAGTGCTGCTTATGCAGCAGATACTGGAGATTTCTATATATATAGAAGAAACAGAACGGTGGTATAAACAAGATATTTAAGGTGACTATATGGATTTAATGACAATTCTGCTTGCAACAAGAAAAGCTGCTAAATATGCTGATCAAGCCGAAGCAGCTGTTAATAATGCAGCAATCATATCTTTTAATATAAACAATAATGGTCATCTTATAATGGATAGAACTGAAGATATTACTGATCTAGATTTTTCTATTAATGCAAGACATAAAAGGATTATAAAATGAGTGTAAGACAAGTTGATTTAGGACAGGTAACTGCATATGCTGAGGCAGTAAATGGTGGTTACACTGGAACAAAAGAAGAGTTTGAAGCTGACCTGGGTAGATCAGCAGAAAATGCATCTGCGGCGGCTTTGTCTGCAGATGACGCAGCTGAATCTGCGACATCAGCTCAAACAGCTCAAGAAGCGGCAGAAAGTGCAAGAGACACAGCTATTTCTGCAAGAGATACTACTCTTGGTTATAAGAATACCGCTCAGTCCGCAAGTGATACTGCAGTTCTTTCAGCTTCAGCAGCATCTGTATCTGAGCAGAATGCAGCAGATAGTGCCGCTCTTGCTGCAGCAAATGCAGGATCAATTTATGTAAAAGATCAGAGGGATAGCAAAACTTATGGTCTTGAAATTTTAGTAAACACAGATAGTAAATTAGCAATAAGACTCACGGAGGTTGAAGAAACATAATGAGTGTTGAATCAGTAACCCAGTTATTCCCAAGAGCAGAACAATGGGATACTACAAACTATTATCTTGCCGCTATTGTAGAAAATATGGGCGGTTTAAAATTTGATTCTTGGAAAACAGTTCAAGGACTTGTAAGAGCAGGACTTCACACAAGAATTTTCAGTGAATTTTCTCAGTTTACAGTAGACAGAGATACTGCTGTTTCCATTGATGCATCAACCGGATTAACTGCATCAGTTGATATGATTGCATTTGAGAATGCAGTTGGAACTTCACATACAGAGGCATATGAATTTATTTATGATGGATCTGTTTGGAAATTACATGAGAATGAAGTAGAATTATCAAATTATGGAATTACTATTTCAAGTGGAACACCAACAGAAGGAGCTTCATTAGTAGTTCATATTACTGCAAGTGAAAACGTGTATGATGTTATCGGACTTGATTATGATGAACCATCAGATGATGCATTTGAGCATTCACTTACAATTTGTCCTCACAATGTAGTTAATTATAATATTTTAGCTTATAAGAAACCACAGATGTTATTCTATGTAGATCCTACTACTTATCCTGATGGACTTGCAGCAGGTACTTATAGTATTACACTTGATCATGGTGCTTATAATGCTGCCACAACACAAGATGCTACTTATAAGTTTACCACTACACAAGTAATTCCAGCAGGTGGTGGATTTAGACATAGTATAATTGGTGTCTACAGATCAGATAGTGATTATACAGTTACAAGAGCTTTAACTGGAACTTTTACAACTTTTGACACTATTGCAAATTACAGACAGACTATTGAGTTAGGTTTAGCTACAGCTGAGGACACTGATGCTTCGGGTACAAATCTTGGTACATTTACTGCTGAAGATATCACACTTCGTTCATCAGCGTATTGTAATTTAACCAGAAGAAGTGGACACGGTTCTAACGATTATCTTACATCAGATGAACGTTGCTGGATGAACAGTGATGCAGCTCCTGGCTTAACAAATAATATTCCAAATTGGTTTGAATTCCAGACCATCTTCGATTTACCAGGTACTGCTAATATTGCTGGATTCTTATATGGACTTGATCCAGAACTTAAATCAGTTCTTGGAAGAGTTAAGAAGAGAACTTTTGTTCACATGGCAGACAGAACTGATACTACTGTTGCATATGTAGATACTGATGAACTTATCTTTCCACTGTCAATGACTGAAGTCAATCTTAATCAGAATAGTGGTGTTTATGAAACACCTGTTGTAGATGGTACACCGAAGACAACACCATATGATTATTATGTAGGTGCTGGCAACGACAAGCGTATTAAGTACGAAGGTACTACTGCCCGGTATTGGTGGCTGCGTTCGCCGTATCCGTCCTCTGCGCTCACCGTTCGTGTCGTCAACTCTTCCGGTGCCCTCAACAGCTACGGCGCCTACGGCACTTACGGGCCTGTGCCTGGCCTATGCATTGTGTAATCTGAAATCCGGAGAGGGTCATGCCATCGCGATATGCGGGGCTAAAAAAGACCCTCTCCAATTTCAACAATTCAAGTAAATAAATAAGAGATGGATTATAAAGAAAATGGCTCAAGTTAGCTTTGAAAATATCAATGAAGTAAATAAAGCAATAAAGGAACAAAACAAAAGAATAAAAGAAAGTTATTTTAATCCAGCTTTACAACCTAAAGTTCCTGTTAATTTACCAACGAAGAATATTGAAAAACCAAGAGTTGAACTGAACGAATCAGTTGAGGGATCTTCAGTTCCTTTTGATGAGATTGGTTCTAATAATCTTATTACTACACATATGGAACCAGTTAATCTTGATTTATCAAAAGTGCCTAAGGTCGAAATGAAGAAACCTACACACAGACCAGGCAGATTCAATCCACACACTCCGAGAGGATTAAGGATATTAGACGATGGTTGGGATCTATGTAGAGAAACCATTAAATTATGTAAGAGTGAAAAAATAATTCCAAAGAGTGCTAGATGGTTAGGAGCTAATGAAATAGTCAACATAACTCAAAGATTTCATACTTGTTTATTTACTGCAAATAATATAAAATTTGAATGTGGCACTGATTATGCTATACGAAGATCTTACATGAATGAAGCAAGAGCTTTGTTAATAACATTAACCCAGAAATTTGATTTCTTTATGGATCTTTATAATTATGATTATAATAAATTATGTACATGGATCGAAAAAGCAGATAAATTATTATCATTCTTAAATGGGTGGTTAAAATCGGATCTAGATAGATATAATCGAAGAATAAATTAATAGGGTAATATCTGTTAGAACTTGCCCGGAATTGGTGGCTGCGTTCGCCGAATCCGTCCAATGCGAACAACGTTCGTAACGTCAACACTTCCGGTGCCCTCAACAACAACAACGCCAACAACACTAACGGGCCTGTGCCTGGACTATATAACCAGAATAAATACTGGCATATCCAGTTCAAGTAGATAGTGATAGAACTATCAAAAGCAGAGATATTATATAGGGAGATATTATCCTTTCGTTATAATGTAACGATAAAAGCAATCCTGTTGATGTAATTGAAAATTGGATATTTTACATTTTAAGATGCAATTTACTATATTATATATAGTAAGTATTGCTGTAAACGGCAGGCCAATATTTAAATAATTTGATAGGAGAAAAAAAGAAATTTTTAAAGATCCTATTTTACAAAATAAAAAATATCTAACACTTTTAAATTTCAGGAAAGCTACAAGAGAGTGTTCAAGAGGCACTCGTTACAAAGATTCAGTTGCAAATTATTATTTATATTCTTTATTAAAAAACTACAGATTAATTGAAGAAATAATAAGTCACAGATATAAGATATCTCAGTATACCAGATTTTATGTGTATGAACCTAAACTGCGTGAAATAAGAGCAACTAAAATAAAAGATAGAATTTTCCAAAAAGTTCTGTGTAATAATGGAGTTAGGGATGATTTAACAAGATCATTTATTTATGATAATGGTGCATGTTTAAAACATCGTGGAACCGATTTTGCTATTGAACGAATTATCTACTTTCTTCAACAATATTTTAGAGAAGAAAAATCTAATAACGGTTTTATTCTTCACTTAGATTTTAAAGGATATTTTCCAAATACTCCTCATTCAACATCTAAGTCTGTTGTAAAATTTTATGTTAGAGATGAGTTTCAATCTGAAAGTGTCTGTGATATAATTGATTCATATGTTGATGAACGAGATGAAGAGATAATATTAGATGATATTTTTGGGGCAAGAGGAACTGGATTAGGATCTGAAATGGCACAATTATTTCAACTTGCTATTCCAAATAAGATCGACCACTATCTTAAAGAACAATTAAAAATTAAGTATCTTGAAAGATATAATGACGATATTTTAATCATAGCTAATAATAAAGATATTTTAATTAAGGCTAAAGAGTATGTAACTGATGAAATGTCTAAATTAGGTATTCAAGTTATAGATAAGCATGGAATAACAAAATTACAAAAAAGTTTTAATTTTATGCGTAAGAAATTTATCTTGACTAAGTCAGGTAAAGTTATAATTAAAATACCTAAGAAAAAGATATATGAAGAAAAAAGAAAGTTAAAAAAGTTAAAGATAAAATTAGATAATAACGAAACAACTTTTAAAAATATTTACGAACATTATCAATCTTGGTCTGCTTGTGTAAGCAGATGTAACTGTGATTTTCTTTTAAAAGAAATGGATAAATTTTTCAATGATTTATTCAATGTTAATTTAAAATTTGATAGGAGTAAAAATGCGTACTGTAAGTCAAAAAGAGCAATTAAGCAATGCCGCAAGAAAAGAAGAAGCAATGGCAGCTGCACTTGATAAGCAACAGGCACTTCTTGAGTATCTAGCAATTATGTCAGACATAGATATTGATACTGACGAAGAGGAGGTTCAACCTAATGAGTAAGAATTTCGAAAAAATTAAAGAAGCTTATGATAATGGTTATTATTCAAAGGCAATGGTTCATGCTTTAGTCGGAAAAAGAAATGGCATTACTAAGAATGAATACGAACTGATTACTGGAGAAAAATATACTAAATAAAGAGGTAATATAAATGATAATGAATGATAAAGTATATGACATACTTAAATTTGTGGCATTATTGATTTTACCGATTGGAACTTTTGTTTCTACATTTTTTAATATTTGGGGAATTCCTTACGCAGAGCAGATTCAAGCTACTTTCGTAGCTCTTGATGTTCTTGTAGGTGCGTTCGTTACAATTTCTAACAAGGTATATAAGAATAAAATCAATGAATAACCTTTATAAAGAAAGATAACTTACAGCTCATTTTATTATAAAGGATACGAAAAAGACAATGATGAGCTTTTTAGAAATAATACAATCAGTTAATCAGAACGGGTTCATTATTGCTTTAGTAATGTTGATTTTGAGTTGCATAAAGCTGCCAAAATATGAGTTAAATATTTGGCAGCTTTTTCTTAAAAGTGTAAACAAAGAAACCAACGATAAATTAGATAATTTGGATAAAAAGTTCTTTTCTTTACAGAAAAGTTTTGATCGTCATATTGAAGAAGATTTAAAAGATGAAATGGATCAAAAAAGAAGAAACATACTTAATTTTAATTCAGAAGTAAAAAGAAAAATTGGACATACTGAAGAGCAATATAATCAAATAATTGAAGATATTGATGCGTATGAGAATTTTTGTGTAACTCATCCAAATTATAAAAATACTAAAGCAGAAGTTTCAATAAAAAATATAAAAGAAGCATATTCTAAAGGTGATTTTTTATAATAATGAAAGTCTTAGAGTGGAAAGATAAAACAACAGGAAAAGAATTTTATGATTATCGAACAGGAAGAATAACAGGCGATAATATATTTGATACATCAACAACAGGAGTATCATATTACAATGAATTATTACCGGGTAGTTCTGAAGAAAACTATTATAGAAATCAAAAAAATCTTGTAGGTGAAATAATTTATCTAACACCTGAGCAATATTTTGAAAATTGTGTTAAATATGCTTTTCCTAATTCTTCCGTAGAAAAATTAAAAAAAGAAAGAAGTAGGGATACAGAGTCATTAGAAACAATAAGAACCGTTATAGATAATAACGTACAATTACCTATGACAATGATTAATGCAGCTGCTGGATCACAAGAAGGACTGCATAGAATGTATGTAGTAGGTGAAGATTATGGTTGGAATAATAAAAAATATCCAGTTCTTTTTATAGATTATTATAATAAGAATTTGCAAAAAGAAGTAGAATTAAATAAAAGAAAAAATAATATTGAGCAGAAAATAAAACAAGCTGTTCTGGATGCATGTGAATATAAATATAATTCTTTTGAACAATTTGTAAATGAATTACGATGGACATTAAATAATTCATTTAGATATTTTGATGAATTTGAAGATTTTGAGGATGTTCCTTTTAAGATAGAAAAAGACAATGATTTAATCATTGTAACTGTTTTAGACGTTTCTTTTATTTTTAATATTTCAGATATTAATATTACAAATAATTCATTAGATGATTCAGAGGAAGAAATTAACATCGATGATTTATTAGTGGACGATATTGATATCTATGATCTATTGAAAAAACTAAAATAAATTGTATAATTATATATAGGAAGAGTGTAAAGAGGTAGGCTAATAACTTACCTCTTTATTAAATTTAAATAAATTATATTAAATATATGATGTATAACAAAGATGATTTTAAAGATGAAATATTGTCATTGTCTGAGAATGAAAAAAGAGTTCTACTAGATATTCTTGGAGAATATAAAGAGAAAGGTAATTCAGATACTTATAAATCAATTCTATCTGAAGATTACAATGAAATACCAGTAGATATAATTACTTTTATTAAAGACAATGAATATCTTGGACGAGCTTGGCATTTGCCAGATGGATCTTGTAAATTATATCCATATTGGGAAGAAAAGTTAAAACAACTGTTTCCTGATAACACATCAACTAATTATAATAATGCTATATTTTCTGGAGCAAGAGGATTAGGTAAATCAGAAATTGCAATTACTTGCATGTTATATCTTATGTACAGAGTAATGTGTATTAAGAAACCTCACGAATATTTTAATTTGAAACCAACAGAAAAAATAGCATTTGCTTTTATGAATATAACAAAGGTCTTATCTGAAGATATTGGTGTAAGTAAATTCCAGAATACTGTTCAATTATCTCCGTGGTTCACCAGTAGAGGTACAATGACTCAAAGAAATAATGAACCTTATTGGAACCCACCTGAATATATAGATATTATAATTGGATCTCAAGCAAGTCATGTTATTGGACAACCAATTCTTGCAGCATTCTTTGATGAAATTTCATTTGTAAGAAATCAAGACATTGACAGACAAAAGAAGATAGCTCTTGACATGATTGATACTGCCATCGGTGGTATGAAAACAAGATTTATTCATAAAGGAAAAAATCCTACATTACTCATTTTAGCTTCTTCAAAAAGAAGTGAAAAATCATTTCTTGAAGAACACATGAAACAAAAATTAGAGTCAGAAGAGTCATCTGCATTAATTATTGATGAAGCAGTTTGGGATATCAAACCTCCAGATACATATAGTGGAAAAAGATTTAATGTTGGTGTGGGTAATAAATTTTTAGCTTCTGAAATAATACCTGATGATACTGATGTAGTAGAATGGAGAAATAAAGGTTATAAAATAATAGAAGTTCCAGTAGAATTTAGACAAGATTTTCTAGATAATATAGATAGAGCATTATGCGATTTTGCTGGAATCTCTTCAAGTGAGTTAACCAAGTATATAAGTGGACCAAGATTAGCACAATGTAAATCAAAATCATTTTTAAATCCGTTCGTTAAAGATATAATCGAGGTTGGCAATGCTCCAGATGATATTGTTCAATATTATGACTTTTTTGACATAAACAGAATACCTTCAGAATTGAAGAGTAAACCATTATTTATGCATTTGGATATGTCAATATCAGGAGATAAAACTGGTATTGCGGGTGTTTGGATACTTGGTAAAAAAGCAGGAATTAGTAATAATAGAGAAATGTATTATCAATTAGCCTTTAATGTTTCAGTTAAAGCTCCAAAAGGTTATCAAGTATCATTTGCGAAAAATAGAGAATTTATATATTGGTTAAAATCACAAGGATTTGCAATAAAAGGAATTTCTACAGATACATATCAAAATGCATCTTTAGCACAAGATTTAATTTCTAAAGGCTATAATTATGAAGTAATATCAGTAGATAGAGTTGATTCACAAAGTAAAATTTGTTTGCCATACGCATATTTAAAAAATGCTATCTATGAACAAAGAATAATAATGTATGAGTCAGAATTACTTACTGAAGAGTTATTAGGTCTTGAAAGAAATGGTAATACAGGTAAGATAGACCATCCAGATGGTGGACGATATGGATGCTTTACAGGAGATACAAAAGTTAGTTTAGTAGATGGAAGAGAGTTAACGTTTTTAGATTTAGTAGATGAATTCAATTCTAACAAAATTAATTATGTATATTCCTTTAATGAAGATAAAAAGATAATAGAGCCTAAAAAAATAATAAATGCTTGGTGTACTAAGAAAAATGCAGAACTTGTTAAAGTTACATTAGATAATGGCGAAGTAATCAGATGTACTCCAAATCATCTTTTCATGATGCGTGATGGAACATATAAAGAAGCAAAGTTGCTTAATAAAGATGATTCATTAATGCCATTATATAGAAAATATCCTAAAGCAAATTTACAAAATTACAGATTGTATTATGAGCCTATAGAAGATAAATGGCATTATGAGCATAGAAAATTTGCTAATGAAATTTTAGATGAGAAGTATCTCGTGCATCATAAAAATTGTAATCCGAAAGATAATACTCCGTCTAATTTAATTTGGATGTCTAAGGCATCTCATCAAAGAATCCATGCTCTAATGGAGACTGGAGCACACAGTCCGGAAGCAGAGAAAAAACGGAGTAATTCTTTGAGTGAATATTATGCTTTAAATAAAGATAATCCAATTTTTATAAACAGGAATTTAAAAATTTCAGATACTTTAAAAAATAAGATTCCGATAAAGGATAGAATTAAAAAGGAAAATGAAGATGCCTTAAGAAGACAGAGATGGGAACAATCCAAAATTTCTGCTGATAATAAAAGAATGGAAAAAGAATCTCATATAAAAGAGATTGAGGATGTTTTTGGAGTTGATTATAAAGACCTTAGTCTATCTGAAAGAAACTCGTTGGGAGTTAAACTATCAAGAATTAATGACCCAGAAATTCAACAAAGGATAAGTAAAGCAGTTTCTGAAAATCATAAACTTGGGAAATATAAAAATTCTGAGGTTGCTTTATCTAAGAGTAACCAAGAATCTAAGAAACTAAAAGAATTATGTCCTGTGATTGATAAAAATAAATTCAGAGAAATATTTGGATTTGAATACGATTCTTTAGATTCTTATCATAAACCACCCTATGCTGTAAGGTATCGGAAGATTGTTTGTAAAGAAATTTTAAATCATAAGGTAGTTTCTGTTGAATTAATATGTGACACAGAGGATGTATATGATTTAACAATAGAAGATAATCATAATTTTGCTTTGTCTTCTGGGGTGTTTGTACATAATTCAAAGGATGCTGCTGATGCTGTTGCAGCTTCAATTTGGAATGCCTCTAATCATGCAGATGAATTTACATTTGAATATGGGGATGATTTAGATGCTACTGTTGAAGTTAGTAGTGCTTCTATCTTACCAGATAGAAAACAAATAGAAATCGATATGGAAGATATGTTAAATAAATTACATGATCCATTAAAAAAAAGATTCAAATTCTTCATTTCTGAATTTTGGATTTGGAAGAGCAACTACAGATTACGATCCATTATATCTATATAATGGAATTATTGTATAATAAAATATTACAGAATTATATAAAGGTTAATAAACATATATGAGTAATGAATTTCAGAATAACGATAATCCAATCATTCAAGATGATGATTTATATGGAAAAAAATTAAATGCTAAGCCTGTACCAGATGTAAGTATAGGTGTAGATCTGAAAGATACATTTATTGATTCACTTGCCAATTATGGAGGAGAATCAAGTCAAATAGATATTACAAAAATAGAATCTTTTAAGCAAGTTTCACAAGCAAGAGACCAGGTATATGATCTAATTGATACTATGTCAAATGATCCTACGATGTCAGCTGTGTTAGAAACCTATGCAGAAGATGCAACTGAAACAAATGAAAATGGAGATATTGTTTGGGTTGAGTCCGATATTCCTGAGATAGGAAAATATATTACGTATCTTTTAGATAGCATGGAAATAAATAAACATATTTACAAATGGGTATATTCACTATGTAAATATGGTGATTGTTATTTAAGATTGTACAAGAATTCAGATTTTGAAGATTTCTTAGATGTTATAGATTCTGGTAAAGATAAAGATTCAGATAAGAAAAAATTAAATGAACAATTAAATGAAATTCATAATAATCAACTTATTGAAAGATTATCAAAAGATCTAAGTGAAGAGGACAAGAAAAAACTTCAGGAAGATGTTATTGTAAGAGCTTATAGTAAAAATGATAAATATGCGCATTATATCGAAATGGTTGCAAATCCTGCAGAAATGTTTGAATTAACTAAATTTGGAAAATCATATTCATATATAAAAGCTCCAGTAAATGTTGGTCTTCAAAGAATGGCTGCCGATCAAATGTATCCATCAACTTTTAGATACGTTTATAGACTTAGAGATGTACAGGTATTTGAACCTACTATATTTGTTCATGCTTGTTTAGACGAAAACAGCACAAGACAACCTGAAATAGTTTCAATATTTCTAAATGATGAAATTAATCTTGACTCTGATTCAAGTTATACTTTCAATGTAAAGAGGGGTCAGTCCATTCTTTATAATACTTTTAAAATTTGGAGAGAACTTTCTTTACTTGAAAATGCTTTATTATTAAATAGAATTACTAAATCTTCTATTATCAGAATAATTGGAGTTGAAGTTGGAGATATGCCTAAAGAAAATATACCAAAACATCTTATGCGTATCAAACAACTTATTGAACAGAAATCTGCATTAGATACAGGAAAATCTTTAAATGAATATACCAATCCAGGACCAATGGAAAATAATGTGTATATACCTACCCACAATGGACAAGGTACTATAACAACACAGCAAGTTGGTGGGGATGTAGATGTACGGCAAATTGCAGATATAGATTATTTTAGAGATAAATTATTCGGTGCAATTAAGATACCTAAACAGTATTTTGGATTTACTGATGATGGCGCAGGATTTAATGGAGGTCAATCCTTATCTATTATTTCATCCAGATATGCAAAAACAATAAAAAGAATTCAAAACACAATGATCCAAGCATTAACAGATGCAATAAATTTAATGCTACTTGATAAGGGTTTAGATTCTTATATTAATAAATATAATCTTAGGATGCAAGAGCCTACTACTCAGGAACAAATAGATAGAAGAGATAATATGTCTACTAAGATTGCTGTAGCCAGTGATATAATGAACCTGCTTGCAGAAGTAGAAGATGCTTCAGCAAAATTAAAGATCTTAAAAGCACTGTTATCAAATATTGTTACAGATTCTGAAATACTTGATATTATTCAGACACAAATAGATCTTCTAGAAGAACAAGAAGACATGGGAGTCGATACCACAGAATTTAATAATGGTGAAACGAATCCGATGTTAGGGGGTCACAGTTCTCCTGGTAGAATGGATCCAAATGATGTTTTTAATAATCCTGAATCTGATATAGATGTAAATATTTCATCAGCAGAAGATGAGGGTACTTCAGATACAATGACATTACCTAATCCATCAGAACTTGGTGGAGATTTTACAGACGCTAATATGGAAATTTAATAACTTATCTGATTATATCGGAAAGGAATAATATGATAACTAAGAGTGATTGTTTAATATTATTAAATGAATTAAAAGAGCAAGAAATTGATACTTCTGAGATAACAAAAAAATTAATAAGAATAAAAGAGCCAACATTAGAAATTTTAAAATTTATAAATGATAACAAAACTCTTGATGCTAGATTATTCTATGAGAAAATAAGAAAATCTTATAACGATCACAGATCTAATTTATATATTAATATAGTAAGAGGAAATCTAGAACCAAAAGAAGTATTAACATGTATCGCAAGTTTAAATCTTCAAATTTTATTGTATAATAAAAATGTAGAAAATTCAACAATGTTTTTAAGACACATGAGATTTGAAGAAATACAAAAAGTAATGCTTAATTATTCATTAACTGGTGATATAATACCTTGTCAGAAATTATTGAATTTATTTAAACTCGATCTAAAAGCATTGGAAGAGATATCTAGATAAAATATCTAACCCCTTAAAAAAGTTAATACGTACCACTTAACTTTTTTAATACGATATTATAAATAATATAGTTTATATATAAATATATAAACTATATATAATATAGATATATATTATAGTTTTATTTCAAATTAGCTATATAAATAATAATATGAAATATTGCTATACATCTTTAGATATATAAATATATACCTAAACTATATTAGGTATATAAATATAATAAATTATCAATAAAAAGTAAGAAATAAATAAATTTTAAAATGCTAAATTATACTGTAAAAATTTTCTATTAGGTTTTTACATATATAAAGAGGTTATAAAAATAAAAATGCCTAATATAGAATTAAAAAATAAAAAAACTGAAGATTTAATATTTGATGATTCTAAAAAGCAGAACAGTAAAGGTGAAACAATTTTAGGAACTTTCGAAGGTCCTTGTGCAGATATAGTAGATGGAACCAGAAATGGTAGACACTATTCAGAAGAACTTTGGCAGAAAGTTTTTAATGATCCTATAGTAAAAGAATTATTTGAATGTGGTGGAATTTTAGGAGAATTAGATCATCCATCAGACAGAGAAGAAACAAAAACTTCTGAAGTAGCAATTTGTATGTCTGAACCACCTACAAAAGGTAACGACGGATTACTGTATGGAAGATGGGATGTATTAGATACTCCAAATGGACGAATAGCAGCCACATTAGCAAAATACGGATATAAATTTGGAATATCATCAAGAGGTAGTGGAGATACTTATACAGGACTAAATGGAAATGAAGAAGTTGATCCAGACAGTTATGATTTTCAAGCATTCGATTTAGTAATTCTTCCTGCTGTTAAAAAAGCAAGATTAACTTTTAAAGAAGGATTAGAAAAATCTACTTTAGGAAAAGCCTTAACAGAATCTTTAAATAAAGCTAATCCAGATGAAAGATTAATCATGGAAAGTACATTAAAAAGATTAAATATAAATCTGGAAGAATCAGTGCAACCAACTAATGAAAATGCATTAGTTGATAACATAGATGAAGAGAAGAAAGATGTTTCAGTCGATAATAACGAGGATAATATTTTATCGGAACTTCAAGAATCATTAAATGCTAATCAACAACTTGAAAACAAGATAGTTAAACTTCAAGAAAAATTATCAGCTTGTTATACAAGAGAATCAGAACACGAAGATGAGATTGCTAAATATAAAAAAGTAATTTCAAATTTAACTTCATCTGTTACCAAGGTTAAAGGATTAGAAGAAAAATTAACAAAACTAAATAAAGAACTTCAAAAGTCAGTTGAATTAAATAAAAATAAAGATTTAAAAATTTCATCATTAACTGAGCAACTTAATTCAGTAAATGAAACCAAAAATTCGTTAAAAGAATCTATTAATAAAAATAATAATAGATTTCAAATGCTTAGCGAAAAATACTCAAAAGAGTTAAAAGAAAAAGATGATCAATTAAAATCTTTAAATGAAAATTTAGCTGATCTTGATAAGGACTTTAAATTAAAACAATCAGAGTATAACAACAAATTAGAATCAGCTAATAAGTTAGTCGAGAAATATAAGAAAATTGCTAACAGAGCAATTGATAAATATATTGATTCTCAGGCAGTGAAACTTGGTGTAACAAGTAATGAGATAAAAAATAAACTTCCTTCTTCTTATACTTTCAGTGATATAGATTCTATTTGTGAAAGTCTACAAGAGTATAAATTAAATATGAGTAAGTTACCATTTAGAAAACTTACTGAAAATACTCAACTGAAAATTTCATCACCTAAGATCGATTTACCGATTCCTGCAAGTAATTTCGATGACGAGATAGATGATGGATTAATATCTTTAGCAGGTTTAAAATAAATGTAGCATAGTTGATATAGCACATTGTGTGCTTGCTTATTTTAAGAAGTATATTATTGTACTATATATCGCACATTAAAAATTAAATAAATAAAAATGAGGTTAAATATATAAAATGGCTAATCAGAATTTAGTTGAAGCTTAAATTTTTTGAGCTTCCACATAGTAATATGTGGAACTAATATTTAGAGATAATAATTTAAATTTTGAAATAATATATAAAAATTTAGTTATTAATAAATAAACATTAGTTTAATAAAACCCATTGAATTGCTGGAAAATCCTTTAGCCAGGGATAATCAGCAGCCAAGCCGTTCTTTGAACGGAAGGTTCAACGACTATCGAAATGATAATATAAGAGAAATACTTATATGAATAACAAAGTAGAGTAGAAAATAGTATTTTCGAAGTGATGGGGTACCTTAAAAGGTTAAAACAATTGAGGTATATGATATAGTCTGAACTATATGGAAACATATAGAGAATTAATGGACACGATTAATTCGTAACATATTTGATAAAAAGAGAATTCAAATTGCTGAGTCAGTCTACGGAAAATCACATCTTGGAGAAAAGATGGATAATAATAGAAAAATTACACTGGCTCGTTGCTTAAAGAACACTCAAGATTTCTTAAACGAGGCATTTGATGCTTCTTCTGCTACTCAGAGAGCAGACATGGGAATGTTTAAGAAATTTTGTTTAAATTTAACAAATGTCGCACTTCCGAATTTAATTGCCAACGATCTTGTAATTGTTCACCCTTAACCTCAGGGGCATTATGTAGTAATATATAATGATACATATATTAATTTATTTATTGTGAAATTTAAATTTAAGTTGATAGAAGATATTTATGAAGGGGATAAAATAAAATTTTTCACTAATGGAGTTAGAACTATCAAGTTAAAACCTGGTGATGATATACCGCTTGGTTTTTATCCAGGAAGAACCTTTAAATCTAATCCTTGGAATAAAGGTTTAACTGCTGAAACAGATGAAAGAGTTAAAGCTAATGGACAAGCAACAAAGGAAACAAGATTACAAAAAGGAAATTATGTTTCTTGGAACAAAGGGTTAACTAAGGATACAAATGATAGTTTAGAAACTATTTCTAAAAAATTAAGTCTTTATCGAAAAGGAAAAGAACCTTGGAATAAAGGAATACCTGCAAGTGAAGAGAGAAAATTAAAGCAATCTCAATCCATGATGGGTCATGTACCTTGGAATAAAGGCTTAACTAAAGAAACAAATGCTTCTTTGATGTCTGCTAGCAATAAACTAAAAGGACATGAATGTTTTGTAAAAGATTGGGAACTTGCAAAACAAAAAGAATATTCTACTAAAAAGAAAAATAGTAGCTTCAACTCATCAAAAGTAGAAAAAGATCTAATAAATGAGTTGATACAAGAATATGGTGAAGAAGATGTAATTCATCCATATAGAGATGTTCGTTATCCATATAATTGTGATATCTATATTGCTTCAGAAGATTTATTTATTGAAGTAAATGGAACAATAGAACATAATGGAAGACCTTTTGATCCTAATAATGAAGAACATATAAAAGAAGCAGAACAAATTAGATCTAAAGCTGAACAGAAAGGTCCAAGAAGTAGATATTGGAATATCTATAAATGGTGGACCGAAATAGATCCAAAAAAACTTCAAACTTTTAGAAACAATAATTTAAATTTTAAAATTATATATCCAAACGGACTTATTATAGATAAATAAATTAAACAATATGTAAAACCACATTAATTGCTGGAAAACCCTATATATATATGACATAGTATTTAGGACAATCAGCAGCCAAGCTTCTTTAAAAAGAAGAAGGTTCAACGACTATCGAAAGCGGATTATAAAGAGAAATACTTTATATGGTAAGTGAGTAGAGTAGAAAATAAGTATTTTCGAAATGTGTGGTATCCTATAAACGGTAATAGAATATAGGATAATGATATAGTCTGAACATTATAGTAATATAATGAGAATATATGGAAACGATATATTCGTAACATAATTGATGAGTTCTATGTCTGGATATGTCACATATTGAAATTCAGTATGCGTATGCAGTAATGCATATGAAAAAATACCATGTGAATTTCTGGAATATCCTGTATTAGCCAGCAGGACAATCAGAAGCCAAGCCTATTGACGAATTTCACTAATTATAATATGATTAATCAATAGGAAGGTTCAACGACTATCGAAAACGGATTATAAAGAGAAATACTTTATATGGTAAGTGAGTAGAGTAGGATATTATGGAATATCCGAAGTGCATGGATTCCTATAAAGGTTAACACGATATAGGAATATGATATAGTCTGAACTTAATAGTAATATTAAGAATTTGATATTACTGATATATGACCTCAAACATTATAAGCCATAACTTATAATGTAATAATTTTAAATTATATATTCTTTATGGAGAATTCAACAAATGAATAAATCAGAAAAATGTTCAAATACTCAAAAAGGTAGAATAGTTATTCATAAGGATGATTTGGAAAAAAGAATTTATCCAAATGAATTACAGAGATATCTAAATGAAGGGTGGATAAAAGGTGTTTCTGAAAAACACAAGGAAGAAAACAGAAAAAAACGTATTGGTAGAAGTCCTTCAAATAAAGGTAAATCTGTTTCAAAAGAAGTAAAAGAAAAAATAAGTAAAACACTTAAAGAAAGATATTCTACTAATGAGATCAGTGTTTGGAATAAAGGTTTAACCAAGGATACGGATAAGCGTGTTAGAAGTTATTCCGAACATTCCAATAACACAAGAATAGAACGATATGGTTCTACGAGTTATAATAAAGGCAAACACTTATCTGAGGAACATAAAAGGAGAATTGGAGAATCTAATTCCATTTCTTTAAAAGGTAAACACCTTCCTAAAGATAGACTCATTATTAAAACTAATAAACAGTATTTGACAAGAAAAAAGAATAATTCTTTTAATACATCTAAGCCTGAAAATGAATTATATGAATCATTATTAAAAGATTATTCTAATAAAACAATATTAAGAAATTACAAGGATAAGGATAGATATCCATTTTATTGTGATTTCTATATTGTAGAAGATGATTTATTTATAGAGTTAAATGCTCATTGGACACATGGTGGTAAACCATTTAATCCAGATGATGAAGAATGTATTCAGCAACTTAATGAGTGGAAAGAAAAAGCTAAAACATCTCAATTTTATCAAAATGCTATTCAAACATGGACAGTGAGAGATGTTGAAAAACAAAGAGTTGCTAAAGAAAATAATTTAAATTATAAAGTTATATATTAAGAATATTTATGATTAACATGATTGATTGAATATCAGGCTGGGTCTACAAAGGGCGAAACCACTAACGGCGATGTCTTTAACAGCCCATTTAAATTAGGAAATGTTGATCCTAATTATACTGCTGCAAGAGTGGTAGAATCATTCACAGGTGCCAATGCTGCTGTTACTGCTTCTTGGTTCCCAGTTTATAATGGACCTGATACAGCATCAAAAGCAAGAATTACTTCTATAACCACATCTGCTGGAGTTGCAGTTCCTGTTGCAGATGATGCATCAGTTACTGTTGCAACCGATGGAAAAACATTAACTCTTTCAAATGGTACTGGTACTGCTATTGGAGCTACTGATACTGTTAAAGTTGCTTATGTTTACGATAATGTTGTAATTCCTCAAAATGATCTTCCAATGCTTAAGGCTGAAATGAAGAGCATTCCATTAATTGCAAAGGCCAGAAGAATCGCAGTCTACTATAAAGACTTAAAAGCTGTAGCTTAATTTTATAAATTAAATCTCAATTTACAAATCATTATAATTGTGTTATAATATGATTATAATGTAGGACAGCAGGTTGCAAACTGTTTTTAAAGAAGTCCTAAATTCTTTAGATTACTACATTTATATATTTTTACTATTAGGAGAGTAAATATGGGTAGAAGATATTTAACCGATGAACAAAAGAAACATTTTAGAGAAGCTCGTAATTCAACCATGATGAAACGATATGGTAAAAAGAGTTTAACAAATGTTGAAAAGGTAAAACAAACTAAGCTTGATAGATATGGAGATGCTAATTATAATAATTATGAAAAAGCACAACAAACAAGTTTAGAAAGATATGGTTATAAAGAACACAATCAAAGTCCAGAGATAAGGAAGAAAATAAGTGATTCTAAAAAGACCGAAGAAGCTCAACAGAAATATGAAAATACTATGTTGGAAAGATATGGTCAAAAATCACCTAATTTAGTTCCTGAAAGTAGAGATAAATATACAAAGACATTGTTAAAGAATTATGGTGTAACAAATCCTTTAAAGAATAAGGATATTTGGAATCAGCATTTTGAAACAATGAAAAAGAATAATTCTTTTAATAAGTCAAAACCTGAAGAAGAATTATACAAGTGTTTATTAGAAATGTATGATGAGTCAGATATTGTTAGACAATATTCTGATGAGAGATACCCTTTTGATTGTGATTTTTATATTAAGTCAGAAGATAAATTTATAGAAGTTAATTATCACCCATCCCATGGTGGACATCCATTTGATGAAAATAATTCAGACGATTTAAAATTATTAGAGCAGTTAAAGAAAGATAATACAGATTGGTCTAATATGATTATAGATGTTTGGACAAAAAGGGATGTTCAAAAAAGAAATTATGCAACTCTTAATAATTTAAATTATGAAGTGATTTATCCAAATTGAGTTTAATGAAATAAATTATGAAAAACCATGTGAATTGCTGGAAACTCCTATTAGAATTGCCATGCTAATAGGACAATCAGCAGCTAAGACTTTCTATTATGAAAGTAAAGTTCAGAGACTATCGAAATCATATCTTATGAGAAAGACATAAGTGAACAAGAAAGTAGAGTAGATTCTAAGTGGAATCGAAGTGCATGGATTCTTAGTTTTGGTAAAAGAAATTAAGAATATGATATAGTCCCGCCTATGTAGTAATATATAGAGTTTATATGGAAACGATATAAACGTAAGATACGCAAGCCAAATGGCAGCATTCCAAGCTAAGACTGATTATGGATTTGATCTTGGAGATCAGTTAGCTGAGAAGGCAGTTGGACAGCTTTCATATGAAATTGATACAGAAGTAGTTCAGTTACTTGATGAAACAGCAGGAACTGCACAGACCGCACTTGCATGGAGCAAGACACTTCCTGTTGGTGTTAGCAAGAGAGATCACTATGCAGGATTTACTGAGATAGTTGAGATTGCAAGACAACTTATCTACGATAAGACAAAGAGATTAACTGATTTATTATTAGCAGCATAATATATAACAAATATATTGATAAATCAAGTTTACAATTAGGTAAACAAGTCTCGCTTACATGGAAACATGTTTGAATAATAAATGACTTGATATGCTGGAAAATCCTTAGAGCCTACATACCACAATATATCAGTAATGAATATATGATGGTTTAAAAAGTTGTAGGATTGGATAATCAGCAGGCAGGAATCCTAATGGGATTCAGCCCCAACGACTATCCCGAAAGGGAGTACACTTCAAGCGAAGTGGAAGTAAGTCACATCCGAAAAGATGAAGATATAGTCTCATCACTTATGAAAATAAGTGGGGAATAAAAATTCCCAATATGATGTAGCGAATCATATTAAAGATTAATGTTGCTCCTAACTATATGGTAGTTGCATCTAATATTATTCCTATCCTTACATTTATTGATGGATGGAACGCAGCTCCTACTGGATCAATCAACGGTCCATATTTTGCAGGTACCCTCAATGGGTTAAAGGTCTTTGTTTCACCAGCAATTGCTGCAAACAGATATTTAGTTGGTGTTAACGGTGACGACTTAATGAGTTCAGTTGCTGTGTATGCACCTTACATGCCTATTGTTCCTACTCAGCTTCTTCAGTATGCTGATGGTGGTACATCACAAGGTTGGTCAACTCTGTACGATCTTAAGGTTCTGAATTCAGACCTTATTGTAGCAGGTGAGATTACTGACTGATTAACTTAATGTTTTCAGAGGAGTTACATTACCTGTAACTCCTCTTTTTTATTGTTGACAATTAAATAAAAATATCGTATAATAATCCTGTAAGACATTAGGTTGCAAGCTGTTTCTAACAGCTAATACTTTTAACGTAGAAATATATGATGACGGACAAGAAAATAGATTCTTAAAAATGAATAGTGCTGAATTAATAGATAGATACAATGAAGTAATTGAAGCTTTTGATAGATGGACTTCGTCAATAGGATTACCAAATGATAAGAAACCATTAAAAGATATTACATCTTTGGAATATAAAAACTCTCTGTATAATTTTTATAAGTCTCTTAATGTAAAGGATTCTTCTTTTAGAGTATGGTTGGAAAGTTTCTACGCTAAAAATGAAATTGATTTTGATTATTTAGATTTAATGAGTTGGAATAATTGGGTTCTACTTTATATCAAAGTAATGATTAGATATGTTAAAGAGGGTATAATTGAAGTATGAATTATAAAGGTTATGATATTATATATGTAGAAAATACAGATATGTATAGAATAACTATTCAAGAGGATCCAATTAGAATAGATGCTTTTTTTGACACTATAGAAGAAGCAAAGAATGAAATTGATAATTTATAACATTCTTTTTAAGAAAGGTGTTTTATGAAATACAGATCTTTTATTATTGAGTTTGATAGTGATACTGGAAAATATATATTTTATCAGGATACTGATTTATTCTTTATAAGAGATATAAAGTATGAAGCAGATACAGTCAAACAAGCGAAGGAAGAAATTGATGAAATGATAGATTTCGATCCTTCAGATGTTTAATATTATTTTAAAATAAATAATTATTGTATTATATATTGATAATAACTGATTAGATGTAGTTTATATACTACATCTTTTTTATTTTAAAGGAAAATTGATAAATGAATAATCTAAAAATGTTAAACGAAGGATTTAACAAAAGATATCTTGTTGAATCTGAGGAAATTGAAAAAGAAACAGATGAAATTGAAGTAGGAGATCTTTTTACTAACGGTGATGAAACATACAAACTTCTTGATGTTCAAATAGATGAAGATGGAAATGTTGTAGTTGAAGCCGAAAATCAAGAAACTTCAGAGCCAGAAGAAATTAATTATATTTCAGAAGAAGAAGCAAAAGAGTTCTATTCAAATGAAGAAAGTAGAAATGAAGAAAATTTCTCTGAATGTGTTGATACAGATAAATTAAGAGAAAAATTAAATTCTTTAAATGAGGCAGAAATGTCTGATGAAGATAGAGCTGACTCTGAACTTCTTAGAAGTATATATAATAAATCTGTAAAAAGATCAAATGCTAAACTTACACCAGAAGAAAAGAAAGTTCTTGATAAATACGGTCTTAAAAGAGATGATAATGCTAAGATAGTTCCTAATACTCCAGGTTCATGGGGTAATGCTATTGTTCGTTCCGAAGATGATGATTCAGAAGGAAGAAGTAGATATTATGGTAGGAGATATCACTCACAAGGTCCTTCAGGTATGTCTAATGATAAAATAAATCTTGCAGACAGAGCTAGAAAATATGTGAGTGGTCAAAGATCTCCAAATACTTATGGACATCAAGGTGGAGTTAATGCTTTAGAAAGAGACAGAGAGCTTCAAAATGCTGAAATGCAGGGAAATTATAATCAGATGAAGAATGATCTTTGGAGCAGGAATTATCACAAGAATAACTTAGGTAATATTGATTCAACTGCAGATGATGAGATAAAAAAGCTTCAAGACAGAATTGCAGAAATTCAAAGAAGGAAGGAAACAGATAGATCTTATCATGCAGGCCAATTAGATAGGTATCAAGGAAGAATTAATAAAGCTCTTCGTAAAGAAGAAAGTTTATTAAGAGAAGCTGTTCAGTCTAAAATACAATTAAGAGCAAATAAGATTGCTAATGATCTAATGGACTTTCAAGAAGAGTTAGGATCATATCTTGATGATCCAATGTCTAAATGGAATGAATTCTTTGATGAAGCTACTATCGATACCATGGATAGTTGTGTTGATATTTTAAGATCTTTTGCTACATTTGGAATTTAATATATTTTAAATAGGAGAATATATAAACATGTTTATTTATGAAAAAAATGGAAAATTAAATATTGAAGTCAATAATAAAAATCAGATTCCTACTACTGGAACACCTGACATAGTTATTGAGAAGCCATCAAATGAGACTGTTATTAAAGTTGATGGAACTGATATTGTTAAAGGTAACGAATAATATTGTATAATTATTATATATTGGAGGATATATTAATATATCCTCCAATATTGATAAATTTAAATAGGAGTAAGTAAATGACACTTCAGGAATACAGAGATGAAATAAAATTGAAACTTACTGGCTATTTATTAGAAATGGAAATTGATGACTCAACACTTGATAGAATTATAAATTCTGCTTTAAGAGAAGTACAAAGATATATCTGCGATACTAATTACATCACAATTCCATTTCAGAACTGTATTGATTTTTCAAATAAAGAAAATACAAATGGTAAGCAAATAAAAGTTAATTCAGTTTCCAGAGTTTACAGAACAGAAGGATTTACAAGTAATGGAAATTCTACTACTATGGATCCTATGCAAGTAGCACAGTGGCAATTATTGTCTGGAACTGGTAACATGTATAATTTTCAAGATTATGTTTACAATTATCTTTCTTGGAATACATTACTTCAGATAAGAAATACTACATCAACTGATTTAGCTTTTGTTTTTGATAGAGCAAGTAATTGTTTATATGTAAATATTTCAAGTGGAACACCTCAATATATCACTGTTGAATATGTTCCTAAATATGATGATGTAGAAGAAGTGAAATCTGATTTTTGGATTGATGTTATTACTCAAATGTCTTTGGCATTAACTAAAATTACCTTAGGAAGAATAAGAACAAGATATACTCAATCTAATGCCTTATGGACACAAGATGGAGAGACGATCTTACAAGAAGGTATAAGTGAATATCAGACATTACAAGATTATTTGAGGCAGAATACTCAATTAACTTATGGAATAGATTAACAAGGAGAATGAAATGAATTTAAACGAAGCATTTCAAAAATTAAATTTACTTGAGTCAGAAGATTTTAATATCAGTTCTGCAATGGATTCTGCTGATTTAAGAAATTTTATAGACACTGACGAATTGTCAGATGAAATTGATATTATAGATGTCCAGGCAGATACAGAGGACGATATAGAAGATTCTTATGTTGGAAAAGTTGTTACTGAATGTTGCATCTGTCATTCTAAGTTCTATAAAGATCCATCAGAAATTAAAATTGATAATGAATCAGGTTGTTGCAATATTGACGAAGAGTGTCCAGTTTGTTTTTCACAAGACGGATATAAAGTAATTGGTAAGATTGTTCCTTACGAGGAAGTTGAAGAAGTGACAATTACTGATGAAGACGGTGATGGAAATCTTGAAGCTGAAGTTGATACAAAAGTTGATATCGATGAATGTGGGGATAAGAATTTAATTAGAGAATCAAAGAAACATCTTCAATCATGTGATGAAGGACTTCTGGGTGCAGCTGCAGGTGGCTTATTAGGTGGAGCTGTAGGTCATCCTATAGTTGGTGCATTAGCTGGTAATGCTATTCAAAATAGTCTTAAAGATACTGATGAATGTTTAGAAGAAGATTTTCAATCTGCAACTATTGAAACTGACGATCAAGTAATGTCTATGGATTCTACTGATTCTGGTAAAGTTACAATAACAACTGAGCCAAAGACTAATGAAGGAGAAACAATGGCTCCTATCGACATAGAGGATGCTATTGAAATTTCAGATAACCAGGAACCAGAGGAAGATGAAATTGAAGATACAGAATCAGATGTTGAAGATCAAGTAGACGTAGATGTTGATGAATTCGATGAAGAGTCTTTCGATGAACTTGGTGAATCTTATCTCAGAAGAGTTTATGAGAATGTAGAGTCTTATAAGACTAAAAATATCACCAGAAAGAATAATAAGCTTTTTGTTGAAGGAATTATTAAATTTAACTCTGGAAAAGAGAGAGGTACATCTTTTGTATTTGAATCCTATAAAGTAACTAAATCAGGAAAGATGAAGTTCATCGGAGAGAATACTCAAATTACCAAAGGAAGAAAAGCATTTACTATTACTGGTAATTTAAAAGATAAGAAGTTTATGACTGAGTCTTTAAATTATAATTATAGACAAAAAGATTCAGATGGTAAGTCAGTTAGATTATATGGAACTGTAAGAAAATGATTGAAATGGATAATAAATATGGTTTGTTATTACACAACTCCATAAAATTACATAGACATTATTTTAAAGAAATGGTTAAGTTGATTGGCATTTATGTCTATTATATACCACCTAAACCAGAAAGTAAACATTACACTCAATATGGAGAATTAGAAGCATTATACAATAATGCTATAAAAGTTGGTGTTATTTTTGATGAACATCCAAATCAACAGACTCTAAAGAAAATTGGTTGGGTAGCGGAACTTCAAGAAAATTCATCGATAATTCATGTTGATTATGATCTTCCTGGATTGCAACAAGGTGCAATGTTTGTGATACCAAGTGGATTGGATAATTCAAAAGGTAGATTATTTAGAGTTGTTAGATTAACAAATAGTATTGTTTATCCTGCTTCAATTACTTGTGAACTCATACCTGAGTATCAAGATAATTTCTTACCGGAAACCAATTATGATTATGAAAATACAAGTTTCAATTTACTGAACAGAGAAGATGATTTTGAAACTATAGATATTGATCATTTCAATGCAGTTAATTCTTAATTTTATAGATGAAGGTTTCAATAAATATTTAGTTGATAAAATGTACTTTTGGATGAGTAGTAATTTAAATCCAGAAAAGTTAAATCAACTACAATTATTTGTAAATAGTGATCCAATTTTTAAATCTATATATATTAAACATATAGATTTAAAAGAAATATGTTATGTAGCAATTCAAACATTAAGATTTGATATATACAGGTCGGCAAACAGAGTAAAAGTAACTGTCAACCCTGATTTAAAAATATATGGATTAGATACTATTAGAATTATTGACATAGTTAATTTAATCAACTATGGAAATTTATTTGTAAAACCTTATCCTATATTTTCTGAGATGTTTGGATATTTTAATAATCATATATATGATATATATAATATGTATATCTTGGGGGTTTAAAATTGTCTGCTTATTTATATGATTCAGCAATAATTCAAAAATTTAATAGGTGGACAGAGAATACAAATGTTCATATTTATGGACCTGAACAAACCAGACAGTTATTTGAAATAATTGCTGATACTAAAAAAGATAAACCAATCGAGCTTCCTATAATTACAATAGTAAGACCGGGTGGTTATCAAATAATCAATACAAATAAAAGACCATTGACATATGATGGTAGATATGTTACCACCAATGACAATGGAGAACGCTATACATTGCAGTTAAATGGAATACCAATTCAACTTGAGTATCAGATAAATGTGTATGCTAGAAAATATCGAGAAGCTGATGCATATATGAGAGAGTTAGTATTCAATTTAATTAATTATCCAGAATTACAGATAACTATTCCTTATCACGGTTCAAATATAGTCCATAATTGTTCTATTGAGATATCCTCTACAGTAGAAGATAATTCAGCAATACCAGAAAGAATAGTTGTAGGACAATTTACAAGATTATCTTTATCAATATCTCTTGTTGATGCTTATCTGTGGGATACAAGATTAAAACCATATCTAACCTTAGAAGGTGGATTGGTAATTGTATCTTCAGATACTGATGTTGTAACCGAAGATTTGGATTTAACTTTTAAAGATGATACAACTACTTGAAAATATTTAAGGAGATTAAATGAATAGAATAATTATTAGTGAGACTGATTTAACCACTAATGGAAGTAGTTTTGAACAGAATAATATAGTGTACATTCCAGGATTTGCTGGTCCTGGTGCTACTGCAGCTGTTGGTACTCCACAAATTTGCTATTCTGTTTCTCAGTTTAGATCGTTGTTTGGTACAGAACCTGCTACCTTCAAAGTAGCACAGAATTATCCGTATTATGTGGCTGCAACTTCTGCAGGATTCCCACAAGCTGCTATTCCGCTTGATTCCACTGATTCAGAGGATTATTCAACTGTAGAATGGTTTGCTGCTGGAGATCCAGATCCATCTTATATATATGCTTTAAATCTTCTTTCACAAGGTTTAACAATTATCTATGAGAGAATGAATGATGTTACAGATAATACTTCAGCTAATTATGATGTTACTGTATCAAAAGCATATACTACTTTATATTCGATTTTTGATGGATCAGTTGATTCACCAATTTTAGATAAAGGAACATATGATATTAAATTTATTACAACTGGTGGATATCCATGTCACGAGTATACAAATATATCAGCATCAACTTTATCTTCACAAGTAATAAACGTAGCACAGATGAGAGGAGATTGTGTTGCACTCATCGATCACACAGATAATCCTCACAGACCATTAGAAGGAAGTGGTTCAGTAATTAATTCTAACTTACCAGCTTCCGAATATGCTACTATGTTTACTCCATGGTGTAATTGTACTAACAATTATGTTATGCCTGCATCTTTTGTATATTTAAGCACCTTAGCAAATTCATTAAAAACTAATGAGTCTTGGCAAACTGTAGCAGGTGTTTCAAGAGGACTTGCAACTATTGTTAAATCAACTCATACAGATAGAATTTTAACAAATAGAATAGCAGAATCTTATCAGTATGGATACACAACTGATTCAAGCGATCCAACAATTTGTATAAATGCTATTACCTATATTAGACCTTATGGATATACCATATGGGGAAATAGAACCTTAAAGCAATATACAACTGCATCAACTGGATTTGCACTTACATTCCTTAATCTTAGAAATCTTGTTTCAGAAGTTAAAAAGCAGGCTTACATGACTGCTCAGCTTGTTATGTTTGAAGTAAATAATGATGTATTATGGACTAAGTTCAAAGCAAGCATGGCTGAACTTCTTGACACAATGGTTTCAGCAAGCGGATTAAAGAATTATAAATTGTTAAAAGTTCCATCAACTGATAAAACAAAATTACAATGCCAGATTGTACTTTATCCAACTTATGGTGTTGAATCAGTAAATGTTGGAATTTTACTGTTAGACGATGAAGTTATCATTGAAGAATAATTAAAGGAGAATTAAAATATGTCTATTGTTATTAATGGAGTAGATAGAGCTTCAACAATTAATACTCCTTCTACCATACCACATGGTACATATCACATGGCTGAAAATCCAGCTATGTATGAACCACAAAGATTAAATAACTTTGAATTCATGGTAACTGGATTAGGTACAACAATTCTTAAGGCAGGATTTGATACATCAGATCAAAATGCATATTTATCAGATCCAGAAAGTGTTATCAGACTTTCAGTTAAGTCTACTTCAGTTCCTCATTTTACACAAAATGTAATTGAAGTTAGAAGAGGAAATTCAACACTTAAATATGCAGGTGTTCCATCATTTGAAGCAGGTCAGCTTGTAATTAATGATTTTATTGGAACTGATGCTAAGATGGCTTTAATGGCATGGCAAAATCAATCATACAATGTGAGAACAGAGAAAGTAGGTTTAGCTAAGGATTATAAACATGACTGCTACCTGCTTGAGTATACTCCAGATTTCCAACTTGTAAGAACTTGGAAATTATATGGTTGCTGGATTTCATCTTTGTCTGAATCTACTTATGATACAGATGCTAATAGCGTTAATCAGATTCAGTGTACCATTCAGTATGATAAAGCAATGCCTGATACTTCAGATATTGAATAATAATTATATACAAATACCATTTAGTATTGTATAATATATAGTGTTAGATGTTTTTAAAGTATGAGTAACTTAGATTGGTAACTTGGTAGGCACACCGTTACCAATCTAAGAAGCTTATATGATTAGACGTAGATCGAAATTATATTCAAATGGTACAACAGAAAATATTCTACTAAAAATGATGTCGTACCTAAAAAGAAACCAAACAAAATATAAGTAAAAAACATAATAATTAATATTATAAAATCTACCATTGGTGGATTAGATAATAAAGTATATGTCAGAAAGTATATAGTCAAGAAACTATTAAATATAGATATATTAAACTTTGTAAACAGAGTTCATTTACAAAGTCATTAAAGCAGAAAAGTAATGCACAAGCAAGAATATATAGTGCAGGCTCTAAGAAATATTTGTGGACAAAAGAATGAAAACACTTAATGAAGAAATTCAAATACACGATACATTAAATCCAAAGATCTGGGATATAACTACTAAAAAATTATTACCAGAAGTAAAAGATAAAATTATAGAAATTGTAAAGCATTTCGAAGATTATATAGAAGTTCCAATTGAAATTGTTGATGTTCAAATTGTTGGATCAAATGCTTCTTATAATTATACTGATAAATCTGATATCGATGTTCACATAATATCAAATTATGAAGTTATTACACCCGAAACAGAATTATTACAGAACTTATACGATTCCAAAAAATCTTCTTATAATAGAAAGTTCGATATAGAAATAAGAGGACTCCAGGTTGAAATGTATGTACAGGATATTAGATCAGGTGTAACTTCAAATGGTATATATTCTGTATGCGATGATGCATGGATAAAAGAGCCAAAACCAATTAAAAATTTTAAACAACATGATAATTCTAAAGAAGTAGAGAAGTGGGTAAATCATATTAATAATGTACTTAATTCAGATAATCTGGAATCTGTTATTAATACAGTCGACACAATCTATCTCATAAGACATAATTCTATTGCCTGTGATGGAGAATTTGGAAAAGGAAATCAATTGTTTAAAGACATAAGAAATACAGGGTTACTTGATAAACTTAAAAACAAAATTGATGAATTAACGTCAAAAAAATTATCACTAGAATCAATGACTCGAGGACAGATGGTAAATAGGATTTAATTTACAAATGAAAATATTAAGAGAAAGTTTTCCAACTGTACAAGATATAAAAGAATTAACTTATAATTCTTTATTAAATTCTTATAAAGATGAGGAATCTGCTCAACTTGCCTTTTGGAGAATAAAAGAAAATTCTTTTAAAAATTGTAAAAAATGGTATAACTCATTACAATTTCCTATGAAGGTGTATCGTTCTTTAACAATATCTGAGAAAATGTTTTATTCAAGCCCAGAGACATTTGGTGTAGATGCCAATAATGTAGGGATACATTGGACTACAGACCCAGAATTGTATTATCAAAGTAATGAATTAGCTGGTAATTTATTATTGTCCACCATTATAAATAAGGAAGATGTAAATTGGAATAGAACATTGCCCTTATATATTTTTTGGACTTCTAATAGTCGTAATAATAAGGATGATTATCCAGAGACTGAATTATTTTTAAAAAAGAGTCCAAAATTTAAAGATTGTGAAGTTGAAGAAGACGATATTTATTTTGAGGATGATTAAGTATGAAAAAAATATTATATGAAGTAAATCGTTCTCAAATGAATGCTAAAAATAAACGTGGTGATAATTATGTACCATGGAATCGTCAACGTGGCAGAAACAGATACGAAAGAAGAGTTCATTCAAAATTAGGAACTTCTGTTAATCAACTTAACAGACTTGATATGAACAAGTTGTTTAAAGATGATATTTTAGATGTAAATTTAGAAGTTCATGGAGAAACTGACGATTACATAGTAAGAATATCATTTAGTGGATTTTTAAAAGAGTTAAGACAACAACTAAAACAAACAAACAATGAACTTAATTTAAGGTGTATTACAAGAGCATTGGTAAAAGCATTTAATAGTAAAAATGTTTATGTCAGATGTACTTGTCCTGATTTTCAATTTAGACAAGCTTTCTGGCTCTCAAAGAATGATGCTATTGCTGGGGAAAAAGAAGACAGACCTTCAAATATAACAAATCCAAACGATACTAAAGGTAGCGGTTGTAAACATATTGCTATTGCTTTAGCTAATACATCATGGTTAATTAGAACGGGTAATGTAATTAGAAATTACATTAATTATATGGAGAAGTATTATGCACAATTATATGCAACTGTAATTTATCCAGCTTTATATGATAAACCATATGAAGAACCGTATCAACAAGATTTGTTTAATACAGATGATCTTACTACAAATTCTGATGATGATATTGTCAGTACTGCTAATAAGTGGGCCTCTACCAGAGGACAATTCCAAAAAGGAAATGAATATAGATTTAGGCCATCAGAAAATATAAAAGGTCAGCAAGAATTTGACTTTGATAGTTTATATGATGAATTAGAGGATGAATTGCAAGATGAACCAGATTAAGAATATTCTAGAAAAGACTGAGTATTTAAAAGATCAAATTTCTAATTATAATCCAATGAAAGAATTTTGTAAAAAACACGGGTGTGATTTTTCAACTCAGCAATCATGTTGTGGGTGTCCAGAATATTTTAAAGAAAAAGAGAAATATAAGATATATTATTAAATAATTAATTAAGATAACTCATTGATTTTTCATTTATAACCAAACGATAAAATATCAGATATTATTGTATATATATTTATATGTATAATGATAAATTTTAAGAGGTTAAGAATGAATAATCAAAAAGATTACACAATTGCAGAATTTTTTACTTTACCGAGTGAAGGTAAAGTCTATTCGGAACTGATAGACTCTCGAGTACAGCTTCGCAGTATGACAACTGCGGAAGAAATGAGAAGATTGTCCCCAACAGATCATCCTTATGAGAATTTGTGCTCTATTATTGATGACTGTATTGTTCAAGGACCTCCAATTTCTTCTTATGATATGTGCTTAGGAGACTATCAGTTTTTATTATATAAACTTAGAATTGTTACATATGGACCAGAATATTCAATTCAGACAACTTGTCCTTATTGTAGAACAACTCAATCAAGCAAGATAAATCTAGAAGATTTAGTTGTTAAGAATTATTCTGAGGAAGTAGAAAAATATAAAGAAGTTACCTTGCCAGTTTCAAAGAAAAAGATAACACTGAAAATGACAACTCCGAAAATGCTTGATAATATTAGAGATAGATTAAAAGAGTTTAAAAGAAAGACTGGTGACAAGACCCTTGATGCATCAATTATATATTCTATAAGCAGCGTCATTGATAAGATTGATGGTAAAAAGATAAATGAAGCAAAGTTAGAAGAATTCATTAGAAATTTACCAATGAAGGATACTAACATTATTGCTAATTATTCTGACAAACTTAATTCAATGATTGGAATTGATAATAGATTAGATTTTATTTGTGATATGTGTGGTCTTGAACATAAAGGTAATCTTTCTATTACTAATGAATTTTTTCGACCCGCGCTGGACATCTGAAAATAAACCTTATGCCCCAGAGCGCTTTAAAGATATTGTTAAGGAAAGATATCTAATTTCAACTCATATAAATACAAGTTACGGAGAAACTGCTTCAATTTCTCCTACAGAAAGAATTCTTCTTCTTCAGTTTATACGAGATGATTTGCAGAAAAAATATGAAGCGATGGAAAAGATAAGAAATCAACAAAAGAAATAGGTGATTATAAATGCCTTACAGTAAAGATATATTATCTGATATTTCTACGAGGCAGCAATTGCAACGTCAGGAAAATTGGAACAGGGATATTGGAAATATAAAAAATAAATATCAAAGACAGTTCGATGAAGTTAGTCAAATGATTGATAAACTTCAAGTAAGATTAAATTCTTTAGAACCTAATTCTGATGAATTTAAAGAAATAAATCGTCTGTTGCAAACTCAATTAAATTTACAGAATTCTATCATAAATCAAAGACAGGAAGAAATTAATCTTGTTGATGAGCAATCTAGAAAACAAGAAGTTGAGGATAGAAAACGAATTGTCAATCTTCAACGGGTTGTTGACAGAGAACAAGAAATTCATGAATTTGGTTTACGTAATATTCAAGATAAAATACAAGGTTCTGAAGAAGAACTAAAAAGAATAAATCTTCTTCAACAACAAAATAAACTTCTTCTTGAAAGTAATTCTCTTACAGAAACTGAAAGACAAAGAATAGAAGAAGATAACAAAGAATTAGAAAAATCATATTCAATTGCAAAAAGGAGAGCAGAAGTAGCTAAGGAAGCAAGAAATTTGTTTTCCAGTCCTGTTCAATCAACAAAAGATTTCAACGAAAATTTTAATAAGTCTTCTGGAGAACTTAAAGAGTATTCAAGACAATTATATATCTTAAATAAAGAAAAGAACGAAGGTAGAATAACTGAAGAACAATATAGAAGATTAAAAGAAACAATCGACGAATCTTTAAATCCTATTTCCAGACAAATAGTTTCAAGTATTGAAAAATCAGGTGGAAATACTGATTTTAGAATGAGATTGTTTTCTTATCTTAGCTCGGCAATAAGCACTATTGCTGGATTATCTTCACAGATTATTGACGGTTTAAATAAAAGTGTTGATTCGGCAACATCCATCTTTGTTGAAAATGTTGGTAAAGTAAATGCACGTTTATATGGGCTTGAAGATCAAGGATACACATTTACAGGATTAGTAGATAATATCAGAAGTGACATAAAGGCTTCTCCTTATATTAATCAAAAACAAATGATTGAAAATGTTGTTAAACTTACTCAATCTGGAATTGATTATAATCTGGAACAAAGAGCTTTATTATTAACTTTGAATGATAAATTAGTACCAACATTTGATGCGTTAGATAGTACATTAACACGAATGATAAGATTGCAACAAGCTGATGTTACTTTGGCTCAGATGGGTTCTGAAGCAGCGTTGCAAAGATTATTAAATACGGTATTTAAAGATTCAAGTTATTTAAACGATAGTGGATTATATGATACCGTATATTCAGCAATTTCTGAATCTTTATCGACACAATTAAATACAGATCAATCAACTCAATTTGCTTTTGCTGTTCAAAAATGGTTGGGTGCTTTATATTCAGTTGGTATGTCTTCTAATGCAATTACTGGAATTGCTAATGCTGTTAATTTATTGGGTACTGGAGATATAAATCAACTTAATGGTTCCCAGGCACAGACACTTTTAGCATTAGCTGCAAACAGAGCTGGTATAAGTTATTCTAATATATTGACAACAGGATTAGTAGCAGACGATGTTAATAAATTAATGAAATCAATGGTTGAGTATTTACAAGATATTGCTACTAATACAAGTAGTCAGGTTGTAAAATCTCAATGGGGTGATATACTTAATTTAGAAATGTCTGATTGGAAGGCAATAACTAATCTAACAATGGAAGATATTTCTAATTTATATAATGCTGCTGTTACTCAACAAGGAGCTGAAACTGAGATAAATAATATCATGACTAATATATTACCTACAAGATATCATTTATCAGAACAAGTTCAAACAGCACTTGATAATGCAGTTTTTTCTTTTGCTATGGGTATAGCAGATGATCAAGAAAAGTATGCGGCATGGAAATTGGTTAGCACCTTAAAAGGAATTGGAGAACAGTTTCTTGGAGAAAGCACTCTTTTAAATTTAATTTCAGGTGTAGCTTCTCTTGTAATGTTTAAAGATGATTTGTTCAGTATTCCAGCTAATCTTTGGGAGATATTAAGGTCTGGAGATTCTTCACTTGGTAATGTTTTTTCAAATTATCAAACAGTTCTTACAAGAGGCGGATCATCATATTCAAATGTTTCCTCTTCAAATACCACAGAAGATGTTCAATATGGAATGTCAGAATCTTCTAATCTTTACAGATTAGAAAATGTCTTCCCAGAAGAGGAAGAGGATTATTTTGTTGGTCTATCAGTAGACGATATTGATTCAAGCGTTTATGAAGGACACGATGGAGGAGCCTCAACTGTTTATAATAGTGTTGGTGGAGGAGTTCACGGTGGTCGTGCAAGAAGTTTCGAAGTTCTTGGATTAGATAATGTTGATTCAGATATTATCTCTACTACAGCTTCTGATGCTAATTTAACCACTTTCCAACAACAAGATGAATATCAATCAGCAACTGCTCAGAATGTTATGTCTCAAGAAAATGTACTTTCAAGAGATATAAATGATTTGTATTCAGAGTTATTTGAAAAACAGACAACTCCAATTAGAGTGTCTCTAGCAAAAGTAGAGGAACAAGGTCAGCTTGATCTACATATTGCAACTCTTGAATCTATTAGAGACAGAGTTTACTCAACTATGGATGTTTCAGTCAGTGGTGATGTTTTTTCTGGTATGAGTAGTATGAGGAATGCATAATGCAGAAATATTTTAATAATTCAATAATGAGTAAATTTATAAAAAATTTACTTAAGAATACATATCTACCTATATGTAATACTGTTCATATCGGTTCTTTTATTATTGAAGGTTTTATTTATGTGTATGAAACCAATGTAATTAAATGTACTAAGACAGGCTACATAGGTGGTAAATATACACAACCTCAGATTTATGGAACAAGTGAAATATTAGATAATTTTAGATTTAATATAAATAGTGATGGGCATCTAATTCAGACTACAGCTAACGAAGAGGGTGAACTGTATCAGAATTATTCTTTCAGTATAGAAGATCCTGGAGATTTAATAGAAACAGATGAAGTATTAATGGAAAGGTATAACTTTAATATTAATGATTCTGGTAATTTAATACTTGAGGATTCGTTCGAAGAATATCAAGATCAAACCGCATCATACAGAGTATTAAGATCATATGAGTTTGGTCAACTTTATAATAAATATACTGAAAACTATGAATCTAATTCTGGATATTACGATATGGAAACTCATGAATATCTTGGAAAATTTTTAAGATGTTTAAGAGATGTAAAAGGTATTGATTTAATGCCATATTATAATATGTACAGTGATAATTATATTACTAATTTTAGAATTTCTGATGATGGATTTGAAGAATATTATACAAATACTTTTAAAATATTAAAAGTTCCGATTAAATATAATCAAAAATATACAATAGCACTTGACTGTCCTTCAGAGGTGTGGTTGTGTCCTGCATTATTTAATAATGAAATTCCACTTGTTTTTAAACAAGATTTTGAAGATGATATTGCAATGACAGATGTGCTTCATTCTTATGGAGATTATATTCAGAATTATAGTTCAACAAGTTTTAAATCTCCTATTGTATTTGAAGTTCAGAATACCTCAACTGGAAATAATTTTTCTTCTTCTTTAATTGATTGTGCATATTTTCAACAGTATGAAAGAAATCTATGTTTATTAATTCAGGTACCTTCATCTTTTAATTCTTCGATAGTTATTTTAGAAGGTGAGTATTCAGATACATATAGTAAGAAGATTGTAAATAATTCAGAAATATGGCAATTACACGATTACGAACTAAATAAAATTTTCTGTTCAAATTTAAGTTTACTTCAATTTAATTCAAGAATGAACTTCGTATATAGCAATAGATTAATAGAGTATCTTTTATGGAATGTTATTAATACTCATGATGTTATATATGAAAATGTTGAATTAGTACAAGAATTGCTACCTTACTTAAATGCAGATAGTTATACTCCAGGTGTTTGGAATAATTATTTAAGATCAATGTTGTATGATTTTAGCACATCAGCAAAAGGTACTAAGAATTTAGACTTAAATGGTTTCGTGGATAAAGACACAGAAAAATTATTAATGAAACAGATATTTAATGGATATAGCAGGTGATAAGATATGGCAAATGAAACATATGCAGTAAATCATAATTATTTATTACCCGATCCTGAATGTTATATATTTTTACATCATGTTAAAAACATAAAAGGAACAAATGGTGTTCTAATTTTACTTCCTTCATATGCAGATAGTGTAAATGATTCTATTTCAATATCTTTTGCACAATCAACACCATTATCAAGGTCAGCTCCAATTTATTCATATCAAAATTCAGGACCAAGAACTGTTCAGGTTCATTTTGATCTTCATAGAGATATGATGTGGCAGTTAAATTATAAGCAGAGTAATCTTCCAATATCAGGAGAAGACGGAGATGATTATGTTGATATAATGGCAAGAGAAATTCAGGCTGCAGCACTTCCATCATATAGCACTACAGGTAAGATGGTAAACCCTCCATTAGTTTCTTTAAGATTAGGTAACGATATCTTCATTAAAGGTGTTGTAAATGGTAATGTTGGTGTAACATATTCTTATCCAATTTTGTCAAGTAAGAAATATGCTGGAGTAGCAATTGATTTTGGTTTATTAGAAGTTGCGCCATACAGTGCAGATGATGTTATGAAATACGGAAGTTTTAGAGGACTTAGTATGGATCTTGGAGATAGAAATTCTTGGGCACCTGCTACATCATCAACATTGACAGGTACAAGTCTTAATAGAATTAATGATTTGTTTGGTATAAGATAATGGATGTATTAAAAGATAAACAATTAAGAGCATATAATAGATTAAGTAGATATGCGAATTTTCCATTTTATTATAATACTTTGGATAATAAATATATGTATGGTACAACAAATCATCTTAAGAATAACACCGCATATCAATTATATAGAATTAAGAAAAATGATACGATTGATAGTATTGCGTTAGATTGTTATAACGATCCTACTTATTATTGGGTAATTTGTGATTTTAATAGAATTCAAGATCCATTTAAAGAATTAAGAGTAGGTAGTTATATAAAGTTACCAATACTTTCATTGATAGATTATAAGGAATAAAAATGGCTCAATATTTAGTACAGTCAGTTCTAACAGTTGCACAAGGTGAAGTTGGATATCAAGAAAAATCTTCTAATTCACAACTTGATGATAAACATGCTAATACTGGAAGTGGTAATTATACCAAATATCATAGAGATATGGGTCATTCTTTTGGTGATGCATGGTGTCAAACTTTTGTTGATTGGTGTTTTATTCAAGCTTATGGAAAAGAAGGTGCATCCTATCTTTTATGTAATAATTCAACTACATCATCAACCATGTCTCAGAAAGACTCTTTCCAGAATGCTGGTCAGATAGTTGATAGTCCTCAACCAGGAGATATCTGGTGGAGAAAAAGATCTGGTGGAGGTCATGTTGGAATTATCATTAGTGCGTCTCTTAGTTCTGATAGATCTACTATTGCGATAAATACAATAGAAGGAAACACCTCACCACAAGGAAGTTCCGGTTCAGACTGGAATGGAGATGGAGTTTATACAAAGAGTCATAGAATAACAGTTTCTACACCACATAAAGATGAGAATGGAAATATTTCTTGGTTTGGAAGACCTAAATATACTGGAACTGGATCTTTAACACCTTATACAGGTGGAAGTGTTTTAGAGTCTGATAGTATTGCAGAAGGTTTTTCAGTTGAAGGTTTAGCACAAAATATAAAAGGAGCAGCATCTACTATATGGAATGGTGTTACTGATACATTAGGAGGTATTGGATCTGCTATCGGCGGAGCTTTTAGTGGATTAATTGCTCCAATTCAAGAATTTATTGATTCTGCTAACGCCTTTGGCAAAGCACTTACAGATATCCCATCTGTACTATCGGCTATCGGAGAACATTTTAATGGTGGATTTTTAGATGCCACATTTGAATTAGCATATCAGACAGTTACAACAGAAATTGAACGTGATGAGATTAGAACTGTTGATGAAACTAATTTAGATAGAGTAAGATCTGCAAACCTATTAAGTTATCCAAGTTTAGTTGAATCTCCATATATTATCTTAACTGTAGGTGATTATAAATTTGGAACATATTCAAAACAACTCATTGATACAAGACTTAATGTAAATTATCCAAATTACATTCAATCAATGACTGTAGAGAAGATCAACGGTCAAGTTAATCAATATACAATAAATCTTATTTATCAAATACAAGCTGGAGATGATCCAAATCTATTAGATAGAATATTCAGTACAGTAGGTTATGGTGCTGTTAAAATAAGTTACGGTGACTGGTCTTCGCCAACTTTTGTATATAAAGAAGAAGAAGCAATTATTACTGATTTAGCAGAGAGTGTAGATTTTTCAAATTCAAGAATTACATATACATTAAAATGTACAAGTAATTCATTAGTTCTAGCAAGTGGATATTTTCCATTTCCAGAAAGAGTTGCTAAACCATCCGATGTTATTTATCAAATGTTACAAGATAGTCAATATGGATTGCAAGATATATTTACTGGAATGTCAAATATGACAAGAGTAAGGATGTTGAACTTAATTGCAACAGATGATAGATCTGTTAAAATTGAAGCTAAACAAGGAATGGATGCTCTATCATATTTAAATTATCTTGTTACATGCATGTGTTCTAATACAAGTGACCCTGAAAGTCCATTGAAAGATTCCGCTTATTATCTTACAATTCATGATGATGTTTTTGGAGAAAATGAATTAAACGGACCATATTTTAGGGTAACTAAGGTTAGCAGTACAACTAAGACACTTGCAACAGCAGACACATATGAAGTAGATATTGGATACCCAACTGATAATCTCGTAACAAGTTTTAATATTGTTAATAATAGTTCGTGGGCACTCTTATATAATTATTCAGAAAAAATAAATAATACTGAATATGCTTACTCAATTAATAATGAAGGTCAATTAATAACAAAATATTCACCAGCAGTTGCAACTTCAACCAAGAATAAAGAAATGACTGAAGCTCAAAAAACTTGGTGGACTAAGATGACTCAATTTCCTATTAATGCAGAATTAGGAATTAAAGGATTAGTTAGACCAGCAATGCTTATGACATATCTTAGAGTTAATGCTTTGTTTTTTGGACAGCGTCATATTTCAAGTGGGTTGTATGTAATAACAAAGCAAGTTGATACTATTGATGGTAGTGGATATAGAACCAAACTATCATTATTAAGAATTGCTGGAGACAATGATTACATTGTAAAAACTAAAACGCAAGTTACCTCTAATCTTCCAGTTGCTGTTAATGTTACTCGAACAGGTAATTCGAATTCAACTTTACCAAGCTATGACGAAGTAACTACCAAATATTCAAGTGCTAGAAATTATGATACATATAATCTTGAAGGATATACTGGACAGATTTTCCCAACCACTGATGACATGTTATCAAATGATTCAGTTAATTATGGTTTAAATTCTTCTACTTCTTATGCTAATAATAAATCAAAAGGAAGATCTTATCAAGTATCAGATTCTCAGATTTTAGGAATAGCTGCTGGATGTATTGCGGAACAAGGATCTGGAATGGTTGGTGTAGCTTGGGAAGCATCACTGATCGCTAATTTAACAGATGAAAGTAAATCTTATTCAAATCCTTACGATTTTATTAATAGTAGTTGGTTTGCTTCCAGAACAAAGAAATTTGTAAAAAATTCAGCTTACATTGGTGCCGACATCGATGGTTATACCTTAACTAAAGAACATTTTGATTTAGTTAAAGATATAATTGTTAATGGGAATAGATGGACTAACGCAAATGAGCATGATTCAGTATCTGATATAAAAGAATTGCTTGTTTATGATACAGTTATATCAGATAAAGCAACAATAAAGAATAAAAATAATTCTTCTATTTGGATTCCTAATGTTACAATAGTTTATAACACTATGGGATCTAAATATAAGTTCATAGGTTTTCCAGGTGGAAATACAGCTTATGATCCATTTGGAGTAAAATTTTAATCATGGTTAAAGCATTTATAGAATCAATTGAAGATAATGGGTATTCTTACAAGATAAGAATACCCATATATCATAGAATAGAAAATACTCCTGGTGCAGTACCTAAAGATCAATTACCTATAGCACCTGTATGTACGATGCCCGGTATAAGTCCTTCTTATCAGGTAGGTGATGTTGTATGGGTTGATTTTGAAAATGATGAATTAGGAACACCAGTTATTATAGGTCTACTTTATTCAAAAAAGAATAGTGAATCCACAATAGATATAAGATGTAGTTCCATATCTGCCGATTCAGATGCCTCTCTACCTGATTCAACAAAGATTGGAAATACAAAAAAGAGTTTAAATTCATTACCACAGATAATACAGAATGTTTCTGAAATAAATAATATATTAGATGGGTTAATGGAAGAATAACGAAAAAAGATACTGTATAATTTTTCATTTGAAATAAACGAAATCAGGTGTAAAGATGAGATCATTAGCATATCCTGTTATGTTCAGTAATTCAAGGACATTAACAGTTGACGATAAAAAAGCAACTCTAAGTAATTTAACATTACTTTTAAAATCATCGAAGAATTCTTTATTTGGAGATCCATATTTTGGAACAAGATTAATGGAGTTATTTTATGCCCAAAATAACTCAGCATTAAATGATATAGTAATTGATGAAATATATACAGCAATTCTACAATTCATGCCACAATTGAAATTGACAAGAAATGATATAAAGGTATCAAGAAACGGAACAGCTTTATTTGTAGAAATAAAAGCAACAAATTCATTAGATTTAACAACAAACATGTATAGTATTAAATTAATGACTGGTGAAGACCAGATAAATGAGTTGTAAATATTGTATATATTGTATATAGTATAATTTTATTAGGGTAAATAAATAATGAGTGATGTTTTAAATCCTATTCAATCAACTTCATATACAAGTAAAGATTTTCAGACAATATTTCCTGAATTACTTGACTTAGCAAAGGTACTTACCTCAAGATGGGATCCTTCGATGTCTAATGAATCAGATCCAGGTGTAGTGCTTTTAAAATTAAATGCGATTATAGCAGATAAGTTAAATTATAATATAGATAAAAATGTTCTTGAATGTTTTCCATTATCAGTAACTCAAGAAAAGAATGCTAGACAATTATTCGATCAACTCGGATATAGAATGAGTTGGTATAAATCTGCTATTGCAAATGTTTCAATAAAATGGAATGGAGATGTTAAAGATGGTTATGTAACCATACCAGCTTTTACTATGGTGTCGGATGCAGACAATTCCGTAATATATACATTGGTTGGATCTCCTGATGGAGTGGATGATGATAAATTTGCAGTAGGTTCTCAAAATCTATATTTTAATGGAAATCTTTTAACATTTAAAGCAATACAAGGAATAGCTATTACTTATGATATAAATGGTGAAACAACCATTCGAATTAATCATCTAGACAGTAATAATAGAATATATTTTAATTCTTATGATGTTGCTGAAAATGGAATCTTTATAACTAACGTAGGTCAGAATAATTATACTGATTGGGTTAAGAAAGATAACTTAACTGTCGAATCTTTAAATAATACCTATTATTCGTTTGGGTTATCTGAAGATGGAACAACTTGTTATATTCAGTTTCCTGACGATGCAGAAAATGTTATAAAAGACGGTGTTAATATTACATATATTAAATCTACAGGTACTAATGGTAATATTGGCATTAACATGCTTGAAAAATTTTATAACGATTTATATTTAACAGATGTTAGCGGAGCAAATATTGTTCTTGATTCCGATAATGTTAAAATAACAAATTATTCTTCATCTTCAAGTGGTTCAAATCCAGAAACTATAAATGAAGCGTATCATAATTATAAAAGAGTTATTGGAACATTTGATACCTTAGTTACTTTAAGAGATTATATTAATTATATAATTAGATCTGGTTTAGTGTCAAATTGTTTTGTTTGTGATAGAACAAATGATATCCAATGTACGTATTCAATTATGACATTGGATAATGAAGTAGATTCAATTAGAACTGTTCAAGAACAGCAATATATAAATAAAGAAGTAATCTATAATGGTAGCGTTATAACTGCTGATGTTCCGCAGGATACTTTATCTGCATTCAGTATAAAATTATATTTATTAGAAAATGTTTCTTCAATTGATTCCTCATATGATTTTGATGATACATTTAACTTATTATCAAATTCAGCACAGCAAACTATTAAATACTATTTAGAAGATCAAAGATGCATAAGTCATGATTATGAAGATCTGCTACCTGCAACTTCATCTTCATCACATGTTTGTTTCTTTAAAAATAAATACCCAATCAATTGTAGAATTATAACAAAATATCAATTAACAACTTCACAGGCAGCTGAAGTTTCACAAAATGTTAGAAAAGCATTTTTTGATAATCTAAATGCAAAGAAAATAGATTTTTCAGATTCAATTACTCTTGAATTAATTAACGATTTAATTGTAAGTGCAGATGAGAGAATTAAAACTGCGATTATTGATAATATAGAATATCAGACATGGGCAGTATACTTTGATGGATCACAATTTCAAGAAGTCAACATTACTGAAAGTAGTTATGAACCTGTTTATAAAAACATAATTTATGCCGCACAAGAATATGATAATACTTCAGGTTATATTATAGACGAAATTTGTCAGTATAAAGGTGTAAGATATAAATGTATATCTGCAATAGATGCACCTGCAGGAAGTTTTGATAAGCGTAAATGGGTTGCAGATGTTCTTGAAGTATCTGTTGATGAACAAGCATTCACATTGAAAATTGGTTATGATAATTATTCTTCATATTCTTTAATTTATGATAGTGGATGGAAATTAAATGGTTCTTTAATTTCATTAAGTGAGTATGGAATCACAATTAATGGAACACCAGAAAATAATGATAATGTTATAGTATCTCTTTCTACTGCAACTCAGATAAGAGATGAGGTATTTGCTAAATCTGTTTTAGCAGGTGTTACTCCATTATTTGAGGAAGCCGGAGAATTTGATTATACTTTTAATCAATTATATAATAGAGTTGTTGATGAAGTTGATAAGGTAAAGAGTGGTGTTGATATAACATTAACAAATAATCTTTCTGAATATCAACTGAAGACAAATGAAAGTTTACAATTTTACGCACCGAATTTTATTAATGGTACATCTTATTCGAATTATGTAAAATTCGAATGGTACACTCTTAATAAGATAGCAGCTGATTCTGATTATCAATTACAGCAGAATGAATATGTAATATTTTATTGGAAAACTGATGACGATGTTCTAGATGTGTATAATTATTATGTATATGCAGAAGGAAATATTATTCATCCATCTTTTACAATGGAAGATAATCAAATAACTCCAATAGGTGCATCATTAGCTTCTTCTTCAAATCTTACTAATGTTGGAACAGAGGATGAACCAAGATACGTAGCAAGTTCTGAATTAAATGGTCCAATGAACTCAACAATATCTGATGGTATATCAGCATTAGTTTCAAGATCAAATATACTTTCAGGTGTAAAAACAATAACAACAAGAAGATTAAATCAAATTAGTCTAGATTCTTCTTATTATTGTTATTGGGTACTTAACGATAAAACAGATGGAAATTATGTGTTGTTCAGTAACGATGAAGAAGCTGAATCTCAAACATATTTATTAAACACAGGTGAGTATTTCTTTTATTCAAATAGTTCTTTAACAGAATTAGGAATATTAGGATCTGGTACTACTATAAGCAGAAACAGTGGACAAGGAAATTGGATTGTTAGTGCTTCTATAAATTTAGAAGATATATTAGAAAATGGAACTAATGCATTAAAAGATGTATGGCAACATCCATTATCAGGACAATCAACGATTATCACTGAAAATCAATATATTACTGTAAGTACAGGGTCGAAGATAAAATTAACAAGAAATGACGGAACACAATCCTGGACAGTTAAATTTAAATCTGATGGTGTTTATGATGAAAATGATGAGTTAATAGATCTTTCAAATTATACTGTTCAATATCAATCAAAAAATGATGAAACCTGGGTTGATATTAACTCTATTAATATAGATAGTTCGTACACATCAGGATGGAATGCTAGATCATTACTTAGTTTAAATATTTCCAGTACCGTGCAACAAAGGTTACTTGAAAATCAATATTTAACTTTGTATTTAGAAGATGGTACAACAGAAACAATTAATGGGTCTGGTGCTTTAATTGATGAAGATGTTTCCACTCAATATTATTATCCTTATGTTGTAAAATCTAAATTAAATGCTATTTACGATGGTGGTGGAGATCATACAGTTAGTCAATTATTAGTTGACGATTCAATTGAATACGATTCTATTTATATTTACAGAGAAAATATTTCAAGAACTGATGGAACAATTAGAGTTAATAGTTATGGAGATTTAATTTATACATTTGATCCTGAAACAACAGAAATAGGTACAAACTTTATTTTACCTGCCGGTGATTATATGTTTAGATTAAATAATTCGAGTTTGGAACTTACTTCATTAAAGGTATTAGTTGATGACGTAGAATTAGCAGCAATATATAATCCATTATTAACAACATTCCATAATGTTAGTAACGCTATTGTATATTTAAATATTCCTACCACTGCCGAACATACATTAACAGTTAGAACATCAGCTCATACTACTAACGCAACAATATCAATTTTAAATCCTTTTAATTTTAAGAAAGTTGATAATATTTCTACTTTCTATTATAATAAAATTAGAAATAAAATTATAAATTTAGATAACGATAATGTTTTTAATTATTTGTATCAAGTAAATGAAGATGATTCAATAAAAGATCCATTATTACCATCTTCATTCTTAGAAACAAATCACATATTTAATAATTATGTAATTTGTCAGCTTGATGTGTCAAATAGTAATATTTATATTTTAAATAAAAAATAATGCAGACTATAAGATTCCAAAATTTAACACCTGAAACTTATCCAGCTGAGTCTAGAGATTTTCAACTTCTGTGTAGATTATATGATAGTATATATAATGGAGTTAAGTATGATACTGACTCCATTATATATTTATTAGATACGTGGAAAATACAATCTAATATGCTTCCTTTATTACAGACGAAGTTAGGATTTTTCTCAAATAAGAAATTTGATGACAATCAATTAAGATATATTTTAAGTGTCTTTCCTGATTTAGTTAGAAATAAAGGATCTTTAAATGCAATTAAGAAACTTTTAAATATGTGTTTAAAGTTAAATAATATTCCCGGAAGTTTTACTGTAAGCGTTGCAGACTCAGCTACTGTTATAAATGGAGTATTAATTGATGCTCATACTATTATAGTAGGTATTGATACAATTTTAAAGAGTACCGAAATTCTTAACGAACTTGCAAAATATATTTTACCTGCCGGTTTTGGTTTTTATATTTATTTTTATAAAAATCTTAACACTCTAGATAAAATTTATATAAATGACGATGTGAAACTATTATTTTCAAGTAGTAATATAATGGCTCAAATTAGAGGTAGTTATAAACTATACGATGATGAACTTGAAAATAATTTATTAGGTGCTGTTGATACTGTTTGGTTAAATTCGATTGATAGTAAACCTTCAACCAATTTTTTAGGTATTTTTGATACAGTATCTGCATTACCTGTTTCTTCAACAAAAGGTCATATTGCTATAGCGGATCATGAAATGTATTATTATGAAAATGGCTGGCATAAATTAGATTTTATAGGAAACTATAACGAATTAACTCTTGCAAACATTCCTAATCCTCAAAATTATGATGTTGCTGGAATCCTTAATAATAATAAATATTATATATATGTAGGAGATTCCTATATAGATTCTAATTACAGAGGTGTCTATGAAAGCACTGATGATGTTCCAAATGTTGAGGAAAATGATTTGATAAATCTAATGGAATCAGTAACAACATATAAATTGTATAGAGATGGACAATGGAATGATGTTGCGTACAGAGGAACTTTTTCAAGCTCGGATCAAGTTTATCAAGAATATAAATCTACTGTAGCACCAGTAATTGATTTAAGAGATTTCAGACAATATATTCTTGGATTTTTTGTTACACTCCAAAATAAGCTAGCTCTTACCTTAGTAGAAACTTTATCTTATAATTTAGTTATATTAAATGGTGCTAATTATTATATGTATAATAATAATGTATGGAATAATTATTCTGATACTCTTTATATGTTGAAACAATATTATGTTACAAATAACAGTGATGGAGATTGAACATGACTGATAATCTTACAAATATATATTATAAAGGTGAAGTTAAAGTTAAATTAAAAATAAATGGAAAGCAGTATGAAGTGAAAACACATAATGAAGGATTAAATTACCTTATGTATATATTTTCAGTTTTTTTAACTGGAAATTATCCAGGTGGTTCTATTGGAATTCCAGAATATGTTGATTTAAGAAGAAAAGAATATGGAAGTGATGATGAACTTACATTTTTAAAATTCTTTTCTCAAGTTACTGCAAAGAGATATTATTCGAGTGGAAACGATTGGATTGCTGAATTTACAACAGTAATTAATTCCGAACAATTAATTGAAACTATTAATGTTGATGATACTGCTATCTATACATTATATCTTATGACTGGATATGATGAAAATAATCAAAATGAAAGACAGCACGATTTAGCAAGATTATTAGTTTCTCCAAATGTATTATCTCAAATTACTCCTGGTATTACAGCCACTTTAGTCTGGAGTATGAAATTAGTTAATTATGAAGAGGAGTAAATATGCCATATATAAATAGTGATAAAATAATCGTATTTCCATCCACAAGACGTGGAGCTAATCAGCAAGATGCTAGATTATTAACTGAAAAATCAATGGCAGGTATTATTAACCAACTTATTGATTTAGATGGTTTTATAATAACTCCTCCTGAAAAAATTTCTTCAACCAATTCTTTTGAATTTAATATAAAAGGTTATTATTTCAAAGTAAATCAGTTAAAGGATATTACAGATTTATTTAATACATCAACAGCCTTAAAAATATTTGGAGTTATAACTCTTGATGAGGGTAATGGTTATATAGAGTTGATGGGTCAAGACGATACTCAAGGAAATACACAGACAAGTATTTATAAAGGTGTTTCCTTTAGTGATACAAGTTCTGCGGCAGCAAATACTTATTCTTTACAATTATTATATAGAACAAGTTCAAGCTCAACAACTTGGTTAGTTCCTGAGAATAGTAGATTTAAATTTATTTCAAGTTCTTTGAATATCGATATTGATGGTGGAATTATTTAATTTATTATTGACTTCTTATTTTTAATAATGTATAATATTAAAAAAATATTAGATATTAGGAGTCTATTAGTATGAAAGATAAATTAACAGTTATTAAATGTCCATATTGTGGATGTGAATATTTACCAGCAGAAATATTTGTACCATCAGCATTGGTAGGTCATCCTAAATATATCGAAAAGGATATTAATGGTAGAGTTCTAAATTGTTATGGTAAGATGTGGGATCCAATAGAATATTATATTTGTGATAAATGTAATACAAAATTTAAAGTTAAAGCTGATACGAAATTTGTTACGTCAATAGATCACAAGATTAATTTTAATGAGGATTTTAAATTAAAAATAAAGAAAAATAGTTTGTTTCTTTCGGAAGATTAAATAGTAGACATATTAACTCTTTTAAGGAGTACCTCTTAACTTTTTTAAGTACACCTGTTAAAAAAGTTAATACGATATATATAATAAGATAAATAATATAATATAGCTATATTATATAGTGGGTTAAACATGACAAGTAATAATTATATTACCATCTTAGGATGGATGACTAATCTAGATATTAAAGGAAACGAATTATTAGTTTATGCAATCATACATGGATTTTCACAAGATAATGATTCATATTTTCATGGTTCTATAAATTATTTATGTAAATGGACAAAAACATCAGAAGTATGCATGATTGAAGTTTTAAAAAAATTAGTAGATAAAGGATTACTTGAAAAAGTTGTAAGAGATGGAAGAACTAATTTATATAGAACTATAAATCCATTTGAAAAAAATATTAACGATGTTAGTTCAGTTAATGCAGAAAATCAATGTAATAATAAAAAATGCAGAAAACTCGACAATCAATTCGATACAGAAGTAGATGAAATAATAAATTATCTTAATAATAAGTTGAATTCACGTTACAGAAGTTCTAATACAGCTACAAAGAAACTTATTGTATCAAAATTGAATTCTGGGTTTACTGTAGAAGATTTTAAAATTGTTATTAATAATAAATTTAATGATTGGTTTAACAATCAAGAAATGTCAAAATATTTAAGACCTACAACACTCTTTGGAAATAAATTTGAAAATTATTTAAATCAAAAGAGTTGTTACAATAATTCATACACCATTACTAATTCTAATAAAGAGATAGATAGGTGTGTTGAGGTTAATACAGATACAATCTATTAAGGAATTAAGATTAATGAATACGGTATCAATAACAAGAGGTACAACACCAACTCATGTTTTTTATTCTGACGTTTCATTAGAAAATGTATCAGAATTATATATTACATATAATCAGAATGGATCTACTATAGTAGAGAAAAATATAGATGATGTAACTATTGATATTAATGAAAATAGTATTACTGTTCCTTTAACACAACAAGAAACATTACTGTTTAAAAATAAGAATTGGAGTTGGCTTGATCCAAATAGAAATATTTCTTATAGTAATGTTAGAGTCCAATGCAGAATAAAATTTGAAGATGGAAATGTAATTGCAAGTGATATTATATCTATAGATATAGACGATATTTTAAAGGACGGGGAGATATAATGAATTCATATAAGTTACATTTTAAGAAGTTAAATGTCTTTAATTTGTTTTTTAAAAAACATAATATTTTTTTATTACATTTTTAAACAGCCGATTTAGTCGGCTGTTTTTTTATTGACAAATGTAATTAATTATGTTATTATATTAAAAAGTATTTATAATGATGAAAGGTATAAGCAAAATGGATAATATATCATCAATTAAAGAAAAAGTAAAAAAATTAAGAAATTCTTATCAAGAGTGGAAGGAGAAATATCCTGAATTAGATAATATAAGTTGTTGTCCATGTTGTGGTGGGGAAGCAATTCTTCAGGATAATGGATTTGAAACATTTCTTGAAGACGGTACTAAAGATGAAGCTAACAGCTTTGAAGGAGATATTTTTTGGGTTAGCTGTCTTGATTGTGGTTTAGCACAATTTGGGTATTCTGACCCTGTTTCAGCAATAAATAATTGGAATAAAAGAATTTGAACGATTGACAAATCACTCTCTTTGTGTTATACTTTATTTAACAATTAAGAAAGAGAGGAAATGTAAATGAAGAAAGTTTGGATTCTTGAGAAGTGGATTAACAGAAATGACTGTGAGGATACTTTAAACAGATTTAAAGAAATGTTTGCTACGGAATTAGCAAACGACGAAACTTGTTCTAAAACAATTACCAGACTTTCTAATTATTTAGCAGATCCTGAATTCAAAGGTTATTGGTTTGGATATGAAGGAAAGTCGAAATACTCAGACTTCTGTGATGTAGCAGTAGATTTCATTAGACGACATAAAGCAGATAATTATAAACTTAGAGTAGTATCTGCATACATAGAGGACGACGCAAAATATTGGGCAGGTTATAAGAATCCAACTGAAAACGAAGGTGTTCTTAAATATTTATATGTACAAGCAAGATAAATGATATTAATTGAAGAAAAATCAACAATTAAATTACCCGGATTAACTTCCTTATTTATTAGCTTCGATTATAAGGCAACTATAGTCGAAGCTATTAAATTATGTTTCGAAAGTTATTCATATGATAAGAAGACTCATATATGGGAAGTGTCAATAAAAGGATTATCAAAATTCATAGATAGATTATGTCTTGAGGAAGAGTTTGAATTAAAATTTCTAAAAGATTCTTCAAAAGAAGAAGTTAGATACGAATTAACACCTTATAGAACAAAACCATTTGATTATCAATTAGACGGTATTCAATTTGGATTAAACCATGATAATTTTTTACTTCTAGATGCACCTGGGTTAGGGAAAACTCTAACAACTATTTATTTAGCACAGGAAATTAGAAAAAGAGAAGGTATAGAACATTGTTTAATCATATGTGGAATTAATACATTAAAATATAATTGGAAAAAAGAAATAGAACAACATTCCGATCTTGATTGTATGATTCTAGGTACACGAAAGTTTAAAAAGAAAGATGGTGTATATATAGGATCAGTTCAAGATAGATTAGACGATCTTAAAAATCCAATTAAAGAATTTTTTGTAATAACTAACATTGAAACTATCCGTTCTTCGGATATCTTAAAAGAATTACTATCAGGAAAAGAAAATAAATTTGATATGATTGTTGTAGATGAATGCCATAAGTGTAAAGATCATTCATCACAGCAAGGAAAGAATTTACTTAAATTAAATAAAGCAAAACATAAAATAGGTTTAACAGGTACAGTTTTATTAAATAGTCCTCTTGATGCTTATGTACCATTAAAATGGATTGGTGCTGATAAATCTAATTATACAAACTATAGATATTTTTATTGTAATTTTTCAGGACCATTTAATAATTTTGTAGTTGGTTATAAAAATATCGATATTCTTAAAAATCAGTTAGATTATTATTCTTTAAGAAGAACTAAAGACATCTTAGATTTACCCCCTAAAAATATAATTCACGAGTTTGTTGAAATGAATGATCAACAACAAATTTTTTATGATAATTTGGTAAAAGGTGAATTAGCTCAAATTGATAAGGTTCATATTAGTAACGATTCATTATTATCTATGGTTGTAAGAATGCTTCAGGCAACTTCTTGTCCTCAGGTATTAACTACTGAAAATATTTCTTCTTCCAAAGTGGAAAGAGCGGTTGATATTGCACAACAAATATTGGATAATGGAGAGAAAGTTGTAATTTTTTCAAGATTTAAATCTACCTTAGATCCAATAATGAATTCACTTCAAAAATACAATCCTCTATTGTGTACTGGAGATGTAAAAGATGAAATAATATCAGAAAATATTGATAAATTTCAAAATAACGATTATAATAGAGTAATGTGTTGTTCTATTGCTAAGATGGGTACAGGTATTACTTTAACCAGAGCAAGTTATTGTATTTTTATTGATTGTTCCTGGACGGCGGCAGAAAATACTCAATGTGAGGATAGAATATATAGAATTGGAAGTAAGTCTCCTGTTTTTATATATTACCTATGGTGTAAAGATACCTTTGATATTCATGTTAAAGAAATTGTAGAAGATAAAAATTTAATCAGTGACTATGTAGTTGATGATAAGTTACCTACAAATCTTATGGATAGATTAAGACAAATAATAGTTGATTTATAAGGAAGTAGAGGTGAGTTTATCTTGCTTGATGAAATAAAACAGGCTTATTATGAGAATGCTAATCTGTTAAAAGATTGGAAAAAATTATCAGGTAATGAACTATGTTTCAGATATGTAGAATTAAAAAATAAAGGCGACCCACTTAGTAATAGCTATCTAAGTGCAATCATATATAAGTTCTGGGGAGTAGCTGTTAGATTTTATTATTCTCAAACTGTAAGAATAGCAAGTCCAGAGGAATGTTATAATTGGTTAATAGACTCTATACAATATGTTCTGGATCACCATGTATGGACTGATGAAAACCACGTTCTTTATAAAGATGAAAAAGCACCAGAAAAAGCTATTAATGTAGTTTTTAATTCTACAAAAATTAATTATTTTGTATCTTTAACAAGACAGAAAAGAAAGATTGATTCAACATCGATATCGTTAGAAGATATATCCGAAGAAGCTTCTGAATCTTATTTTTTACCAGTATTTGATAATTATTATTTGTTTGAAAATGAGTTGACAGATTTGATCATGTCGTTGTATAATAATTACAAATATTTTGATTCTGTTTGTCTTGATCTTATTTTAAACGAAGATTTAGTTGAAAAATCTATAGACAAAGAAGATAGATATCGAAAACTTAAATGGAGATTAAGACACCTGGATAACGATTATGCAGTTTTTTTTGCTAAATCATATAAGTTAGATTATAATGATGTTAAAAAATCTATTGATTATATTTCTTCTTTAACAACAGATGAATTAGATTTAAAAATTGATAGATGTATGTTTGAGTTAAAACATAATAAGATAATATTAGATATTTTTAAAGAATGAATTGCTTTGTAAAAGAACAATGTAAAAAATATAATAAAGATAAATCTTGTGATACTAATGATTTTTGCATTAAACTATTTAAATTAACACAATTATATGAATTATCTTTATTGTCTGATACGCAACGTATAAGAACAAATTTAGTTCTAGATTCTGATCTGTGTGACAAAGATGCTTTTGAAGAACTGCACGATATTGAAGTTAATATTGTTGATTTTGTAACTTCTGGCAAGAATCTTTTTATCTATTCAAGTAATGTAGGTAATGGAAAAACAAGTTGGTCAATTAGGATGATTCAATCTTATTTAAATAAGATATGGCCTGAATCAGATCTAAAGTGTAGATGTCTTTTTATAAATGTACCTAGGTTTCTATTGTCACTGAAAGATAGTATTACAAATACAAGTGAATATATTAATCATATAAAAGAAAATGTTCTAGATGTTGATTTAGTTGTTTGGGATGAGTTAGGAGTAAAGTCATTAACAACTTATGAACACGAACATTTGTTGAATTTGATTAATACAAGATTAGATAAGAATAAATCTAATATTTATACTTCAAATATATTTGGTGTGGAGTTACAAGAAAAGATTGGAGAAAGATTATATAGTAGAGTAAATAATATGTCTAAGAATATTCAATTATTTGGAAAAGATAAGAGAGGTATTACTCTATGATTCAACTTCAATGCTTGAATAGAATTCTTGATACAGGTGATGTTGGATTCTTATTGATGAATAATATAGATAGCTCTTATTTTTCTGATTATAAGAATGAATTTGAGTATATACAGAATTTTATAAATCAATATGGAAAGGCACCTGATAAATATACTTTTTTAAACAGATTTCCAGATTTTGATGTTATTCAAGTTAATGAAACAAATGAATATTTAATAGATGCATTATTTGAAGATAAGAATAAAAGATTTTTAGCTAATACATTCAATAAGATGAGAACATTATTAATGAATGGTAATGTTGAAGAAGCTATGAATCTTTATGTTTCAAATGTAGAAAATGCTGTAAAAGCAAAACATATCGAAAGCATAGATATATTCAGAGATGTTTCTAGGTATAATGATTATCTTTCAAAAAGTGAAGATTTTCAAAAATTCTATATAAAGACTGGATTTAAAGAATTAGACGACTTAATTGGAGGTTGGGATAAAAATGAAGAGTTAGCTACAATAGTAGCAAGAACTAATCAAGGAAAGAGTTGGATCTTATTAAAAACTGCGATTGCAGCAGCTGAGCAAGGATTAAACGTAGGTTTGTATTCTGGAGAAATGTCAGAAAATAAAGTTGGCTACAGAGCTGATACATTAATTTCTCATATATCAAATTTTGGATTGTTACGGGGTAATAGAGATCTACAAAATGATTATAAAAGATACATTGATGAATTACCTAATAAATTTAAAGGGTCTCTAAGAGTTCTAACACCTACAATGATAAATGGACCCGCAGGAGTTACAGCATTAAGATCTTTCATTGAAAAAGAAAAATTGGATATGCTATGTATAGATCAACATTCCTTATTAGAAGATGATCATCATGCAAAAAGTCCTGTTGAACGTGCAGCAAATATATCTAAAGATTTAAAGAATTTACAAACACTTAAAAAGATTCCTATTATATCTGTTTCACAGCAAAACAGAGGGTCTACTGAAAATGGTGTTAATACCACATTAATAGCTCAGTCAGATAGAATAGGACAAGATAGCACTATAGTTATATTTTTTGAGCAGAAAGATAAGATAATGACAATGCATCTTGTTAAGTCAAGAGATTCTTCTAATGACAAAGATATTAAGTATGCACTTGATTTTGATCATGGTATTTTTCAATATATCCCTGAGCAGAATAATGCAGTAGATGGTCAAGGTATTGAAGAACTTAGAGAAGAATTTGAAGAGGATACTCCATTTTAATTATGGATTTAATTATTAGAAATAGAGTAATAAGAACACCTATAAGAGATATATTATTAAAATTAAGAAGTGATTCTAATAATAATTATTTTAAATATATAGGTAACCAAAAAGGAAATGATATTAAGATAACTTGTCCTTATCATTCAAATGGTCAAGAGAATCATCCAAGCTGTCATATATTTTGTGATTTTAATGATCCTAAGATATATTATGGTACCATGCATTGTTTTGCTTGTGGTAAGAGAGTACCGTTATATGCAATGGTTGGTCATTGTCTTGATGGTGACGATAATTTAGGAAAAGATTGGCTGGTAGATAATTTTGGTGATACTTTTCTAGATGAAGGATTGTTTTTAGATGAAATTCAATTCAAAAAAAAATCAAATACTGAATTTATGGATTTTTCAGTATTAGATAAATTTAATTTTTACCATCCTTATATGACACAAAGAAAATTAACACCTTATGTTATAAATAAATTTAAAATTGGATATGATAAAGAATTAAATGCTATTACTTTTCCAGTTTGGGATATTAATGGAAATCTATTATTTATAACTAAAAGAAGTGTTTCTTCAAAATTTTTTGTAATTCCAGAAAATGTTGAAAAACCTGTCTATTTATTAAATTTTATTATTAATAATAATTATCCATATGTAGTAATATGCGAATCTCAAATAAATGCTTTAACTTGTTGGTCTTATGGAATACCAGCGGTTGCATTGTTTGGTACAGGAACTGAATATCAATATAAATTACTTGAAAAAAGTGGTATAAGAAATTATGTATTAGCGTTCGATGGAGACAATGCAGGATATAAAGGAAGAAATAGATTTCAAAATTATTTTAAAAATAATTGTATAATAACCATATTAGATATACCGGAAGGAAGAGATATTAATGATTTAGATAGAAATTATGTAGAAAATTTAATGAATGAAAATGGATTATATTTTAGGTTGACAAATGTAGAAAATTAGTGTATTTTAATAGTAAATTGATATTAGGAGATTAGAAATGGCACAAGTTAGATTTGAAGACATTGATTTTAGTAGTAATGGAACTGGTCAGTATCAGGTAGGATTTTTCAGTTTAAAGAATGATAACGATGAAGCAGTTGTAAGAATTATGCATGACAGCATTAACGATTTTGATATTCTTACAACACATGAAATTAGAGAAGATGGTAAATATAGAGGAAGAGTTAGCTGTATTAGAGATGCAAAGGATGATCTTAATAAGTGTCCTATGTGTGCTGCTAATCTTCCAGTTACTCAAAGAATGTACATTCATTTAATTCAGTATGTTCGAGATGAGTCAGGAAATATTGTTCCTCAAGCAAAAGTTTGGGAAAGAAGTGTATCCTATGCAAATCAGTTAAAGTCTTACATTGATAATTATGGTCCTTTGTCTGATGTAATCTGTAAGATTATTAGACATGGAAAAGTAGGAGATCAGAGAACAAGATATGAAATTGTTCCTAATCTTAATAAACAGGTCTATAGAGATGATGTATATGTAAAAGATGTTTCACTGTTTGAAAATTGGAAGGTTGCAGGTACTGTAGTACCCGAAAGGTCTTATGAAGATCTGGCTGTGTACGTCCAGACAGGTAAGCTTCCTGTTAGACAGCAGAATAATCCAACTCCGAACATGATTCCTAATGGGAATAATAATGTTGCTCCTGTAAATAATTCTCAGTATGTTCAACCTGCTTATGTAAATACTCCTGTAAATAATCCTCAGTATCAGGCTCCTCCAGTTGAATCTCAGCAGTCGGTACCTCCTCAGGTGTACACTCAACCAAATTTCGGAGTTAATATGTCAGAACAAAATGGTCAGCAACTTGCAAGACCGGTTAGATCATATTATTAATTATATATGAGGTATTATCATGTCTTCCTTATGGGGCGAAGAATTTTCTGTTAAAGAGACAGTTTCTAGAACAAAAAAAGTTATAGAAAAAGTAAACAAGCCGATAGTACCTAAAACTAAGAAAGCACTCAGTTCAAAAGTAGATATCACTCAAAAACTGAGTGCAATTTCTTCTGAAGTTAATAGAATTTTAGGTTCATATAAAGAAAATACATCTGTTATATATGAATATAATGATTTTATATCTTATATAGATAATGCCATAAAAAATGGAATTATTGCTGTTGATACAGAGACAGATAATAGCTTGGACCCATTAACTTGCAAGTTAATGGGTTTATGTTTATATACATCAGGTAGTAAAAATTTATATATTCCTGTTCATCATAAAAGATTAAAGTCGTTAAACGAGTTCGAAGATATTCCCCAAATAACTGAATTTCAGATACAAACACAACTACAAAGATTAATTGATAATAATGTTAAGATTATAATGCATAATGGAAAATTTGATTATCAAGTAGTTAAATGTACCTGTGATATTGAATTGCCAATATATTGGGATACAATGATAGGAGCTCGAATTCTAAATGAGAATGAACGAGCTGGGTTAAAGGAACAATATATTACAAAGATTGATTCTTCGATTGAAAAATATGATATAGAACATCTATTTGAAAAAATAGAGTATGCGATCGTAGATCCAGAAATCTTTTCCTTGTATGCTGCAACTGATGCTTTTATGACATATAAGTTATATGAATATCAGGTTAAAGAATTCAACAGACCAGGTAATGAAAAATTATTTAATCTTTTTATGAATATAGAAATGCCTATTGTAATTGTTTCAGCAGAAATGGAATTAACAGGTATATGTTTAGATTTAGATTATTCAAAAAGATTAAGTAATAAATATCATAAACTTTTAGATGAATGTAATTTAAAAATCAAGGCGGAATTATCCAAATACACTGATCAAATAAATAATTGGAAATTAACAAAGGAAGCAAATTTAAAACCTCTTAAAAAAACAGGTAAAGGTTTCGGAAAATCAAAAGTTGAGCAACTTGAGGATCCAATAAATGTTGCAAGTCCTACACAACTTGCAATTCTTTTATATGATATTTTAGGTATTGAAGAAGGAATAGAGAAAAAATCTCCCAGAGGAACAGGGGAAGAAATTTTAAAGAAAATAAGTGATAAATATCCTCAATATAATATCTGTAAATTAATTTTAGAAAACAGAGGTTTGTTAAAACTTATTAATACTTATATTGACAAGTTACCAGAATGTATTTCTAAAAAAGATAACAGACTTCATGCTCATTTTAATCAGATTGGTGCTGATACTGGAAGATTTAGTTCTTCAGATCCGAATCTTCAGAATATACCATCACATAATAATGAAATAAGAATGATGTTTACAGCAGGGTATACTGAGCTTGATGTAGAATTAGTCAACAACTCCTTAATTCTAGCAAGTGATGATGAAGTTTTATCTAATGAGAATTGGGTTAGTGCTAAAAATTTGAGTGTAGGTGATTATATCGAAGATTTACAGATTTTAACAATTAATCAAATTGATGACAAAAAAATAGAGTTTATCTTTAGTTAAAAAAATCATAACTTGTTAATAAAAATCTGCTAAATTATACTGAAACAGATTTTTATTAACAGGAGTAGAAAGATATGATTTTAGATATCAAAGATTTTCTATTAGAAAATAATATTTGTATTGAGAATAGTTATCTAGATAAGTATATTCAATTAATTAATTGTAATTTAAACAGAACATATCAAAAAGGAAAGACTCAGTCTCATCACATTATTCCAAGATACTATTATAAGTCAGTTGGTAAAAAATTAGATAATACCAGGTCTAATAGAGTTAATCTTTTATATAAGGATCACGTTCTGGCCCACTATTATTTATTTCTCTGTTCTCCAGATAACTCCTTATATAAGAAAGGAAATGCTTGTGCAATATTCAAGATTTTTGGTCATTTTAATTTTCCAAAATCCGAACAGCAATGTTTAGATAAATTACCTGATTTTCAAGCTTACTATGAACAATCTAGATCGATATTGAGTGAATTTAATAGTATGAAGAATGAAATTCATAAATCTTATCACGATAAAGTAATGCAAACAGAAGAGGTAAGATCCAAGATAAGTAATACTATGAAAGAACATATTAGAAATGGTGAGTTCTTTAGTGAAGAACACAGAAAAAAAATCTCTGAAAGTAGTAAAGGATTTAAATTTTTTCATAGAGGGGAATCAGAACTCATAAAAGTAAAACCTGAAGAGGTAGATATTGATAAATTGATATCTGAAGGTTGGATTAAAGGTAACTTTCCAAGAAAAAAAGAATTAGTTAAAATAACAGCTGAGAGTCATTATAAAAAAGTTTTTTGTATTGATAAAAATTCTAATTTTATAAAAGAATTTAATTCCTTAAAGGATGCATGTGATTGGTGGGTTAATAGTGATTATTGGATTCGCAAAAAACCAAAAAATACATATCAGTTAGCAAATAATATAAAAAAATCCGCTGATAAAGATATTTTTGTAGATGATATAATAAAATGGATTTATAAGAAAGAAGGTGATTTAAATTAAGAAGTCGGTAAAGGTAAGAAAGAAAAATATTCTTGTTGGATCTGACTTTTCGTAGCGCAACAGGAACCTCGTTTATTGGCGAATTATGCTCAAGATGAAAATATGATCAACGCCTATAAAGAAGGGAAAGATCTATACGCAACTATTGCTTCACATGTTTATCATAATAATTATGAAGACAATAGAGAATTCTATCCTGATGGAACAATGAATCCAGAAGGTAAAAAAAGAAGAACTAATGTTAAGAGTTTACTGTTAGGATTGATGTACGGTCGTGGTGTTGCATCAATAGCAGATCAAATTAAAACTCATAAAGGACCTGCTACAAAGGAGGATATTTTAGAAGCTCAAAAAGTAACTGATGATTTCTTTAATGGATTTCCAAAGGTAAAGAAGTGGATTGATCAAACTCAGTTGGATGCCAAGAAAAATGGATATGTTGAAGATTGTTGGGGAAGAAGACGAAGATTACCTGATATTCAATTAGATAAATTTGTTTTAAAAAATAAAAACGGATCTTCCGTAGATAATTTTAATCCATTAATTGGAAGTAAGGGCTTGTATTCTAATACAAATTCTGTTATAATTGATAAATATAAGAAGCAGTGTTATTCATGTAAATCTAAAAAAGAACTTGATGAACTGAAATCAAAAGCATTGAAAGATGGTATAGAGATTCATGATAATGGTGGGTTTATTGCACAGGCTGAGAGACAATGTGTAAATGCTAGAGTTCAGGGTGGTGCAGCTTCGATGTCCAAAAGAGCAATGATAGCAGTTTATAATGATAAACAGTTACGAGATTTTGGATTTAAATTGCTTATTGCAGTTCATGATGAATTAATAGGAGAATGTCCTATTGAAAATCAAGAAGGTGTCAAAAAGAGATTATCCGAGTTAATGATCAATTCTGCTAAGCCAGAATGTATTGTTCCAATGAAGTGTGATGCAGATAGTTTTCGATCTTGGTATCTAGATGTGTTTTCTTCAAATCTAAAAGAAGAATATGAAGATTTGCTAAAATCATATTCCAAAGAAGAAGCATTTAATTATCTTAAAAATAATCATTTAGAATGTACTGAAGATCAATTAATTGAATTATTAGGATAGAGGATATGAGTAAGAAAGTATTTATTTATGTAACCACTCAAACTGAATTTATTCATCAATACAAAGATGCTCCTGATGAAGTAAGTTATCTAAGATATCCACATCGTCACGTGGCACATATTCAGGTAAAGATAGAAGTCTTCAATAATGATAGAGAAATAGAGTTTATCATGTTTAAACATTTTATTGAAGATAATATAAATATATCGTCACTTTCAAATAAATCATGCGAATCAATTGCAGATGACCTTTTAGAAGTTATTCAGAATACTTATGGGTGTCATAGAGATATTGAAATAACTGTAAATGAAGATAATGAAAATGGATGTGTACTGGAGTATAGAGTATGAGATGTTGGTTAGGCACTGAGGTAGAGCATAATCTAAATTATGGAAATCTCACCTTGTTTGTTGATAGTAGTGTAGTTTCTGCATCGAAATTAATTCAAATATTAAATGATAATAATCTTATTAATATTTCTATTTATTTTGGTGCTAATCAAAATAATCTAATATGTCTTAGTGCAACTGATGAAGAGTTAGATTATTTAAAAAATAACTATAAACTTATAGTTGAGGTTACAGAAAGGTTTTTGCCATCCGTAGATTATAGATTATTTGATAATGTTATTTTAACTCAACTAAATAATTATTCTGAACTTATACCGGAAAATGTTTCTTTAAAATTAAAAGATAAGAAGGACTGCGTTTATGTCTTGAATCTATCTCAACATGATTGTAAGACTTCTTTATCTGAATTAAATACAGATGGAATGTTTGAAGGAAACGATAAACTTTTATACGAGGATTAAGAAATGAGATTATTTTATGTTCCAATCGAGCCTTATATTGAAAGATATACATATTTTATGTCTTCTATCAATGGGTGGGCTGAAGATAATTTTAAAACAAATAATATTGATTTTGTAAGAGTTGATGGTATTAGCATTAGTAATACAATTAAAGACGGTGTAGTTCTGGATGCTTCTGGAAGATGTTATTTTGCATTATCACAAATCATGAAATTAATAGAGTTAATTGAAAATGGTGAATTAACTGATAATGATGTTGTGTATGTTGAAGATTTTTGGCATCCTGGCATTGAAAGTCTATTTTATATTCGTCAATTAAAAAAGATGCATTTTAAGATTGGTACATTCATTCATGCACAATCAGTTGATGACACTGATTTTGCTTGGAAGATGAAAGATTGGATGAGACCAATTGAACAAGGATTTGGTCAGCAGTTTGATTTTATTTTTACCTGTTCTCATATTCTTAGACAACTGTGCATTGTTGCTGGTATTGCAAGGGAAGATAATATTTTTCATGTAGGTCTTCCTTACAATAGTAGGAGATTAAAAGAACAACTTAATGAGATTGGGTTGAAAAAATTCAATAAGGAACCATTTGTCTTATTTGCATCAAGATTTGACGATGAAAAAGATCCAATGTTCTTTCTTGACCTGGTAGAAGCTTGTCCAGATATTAAATTTAAATTAGTTAATCCAAGAAGTACAAGATCTATCACTTCTAATAAAGAAGTTGTTGATAGATTGAATAAAATCACTTCAAAAGAAGGTTCGAATCTTGAAGTTGTTGATACTTCAAATAAATTAACTTATTATGAATTACTTAGTAGAGCTTCGGTTGTATTTAATTGTGCTAATCAAGATTGGGTCAGCTGGACACTTCTGGAAGCAATTACTTTTGAATGTAATCCATTATATCCTATTTGGAAAGATTTTGAGTACGAATTAAAAGGTAATCCAAAATACCTTTATGAAAAAAGAAATCTTGAAGATTGTAAAGAAAAACTGTATAAACTTATTAATAAAGAATTTGACAAAAAAGAATTACAGTATATCGTAGATAAGCACGATAATAGCTGGAATAAATACCTGCATATAATGAAGTTTATTTAAATAGATTGTATATAATATTATTATGCTAATTCATGTTGTTTAGTCCTACCAACTAAAATGAGGATAGTTGTTTATCCTTACCAACTTATTAAACGAAGGAGTTTAAAATTTAATGAAAAAGACTAATGAGTCACTATTATTTTTGTACATGATTTTTGCAACTTGTCTTGTTACATGCAATTGTATTGCAAGCAAGGTATTTTTAATGCCATTTAATCTTTTTGGATCTCCTGTTTCTTTAACAGTAGGTGCAATTTGTTATCCAGTGACATTCTTAATTACTGACATCATTGGAGAAATATGGGGTAAAGAAGAATCAAAGATGGCAGTTCGTTTTGGATTTGTTTGTCAGCTTGTCTCAACTTTCTTTGTAATTGCGGCAAGATATCTTGTTCCATCAGATCCAGAAATGCAGGTCCATTATGTAGCATTACTTGGTCAGAATTGGGTATTTGTAGTTGCAAGTCTTACTGCTTATCTTTGTTCACAACATTTCGATCTTATTGTTTTCCATGGTATTAGAAATTGGTTTATTTCTAAGTATGGAAAAGAAAATGTAATTAAAGGAAAATGGATTTGGAATAATGTAGGTACGATTTCAAGTCAGATTATTGACAGCATTATATATGTTGTAATTGCATTTGGATTTGGATTTGGATGGTTGTTTGATTCTACAATGATTCCAATCATGATAAATATGATTATTGGACAGTGGATTGTTAAAGCTATAATTGCATTATGTGATACACCACTATTTTATATCTTTACATCAAGTCCGACTTTACAAACTGAATAATATATGTTATAATTAGCATAATAATTTTTAAGGTAGATAATTTATGGATTTATATTTTGCAGGTAGTTCAATTGAAATAGCAGAACAAGAGATCAAGAGGTTGGAGTGTAATCGTTTATTCTCCAACCTTAATGATCGTAATGATATTATGGAGTGGGTTGAGTTCTTAAGAAAAAATCCACAATATAAAGGTAAATTTTTTATTGACAGTGGAGCTTATTCAGCTTATAATCTAGGTAAGACTGTTGATGTTGATGATTATATTCATTTTATAAATGAAATCGGTGATGTAGTAGAGATTTTTGCACAAGTTGATCATATTCAAGATCCTGATATGACTGACGCAGAAAAAGAAATTTGTCAACAAGACACCTGGGAAAATTATCTTTACATGATAGATCGGTTAAAGCCAGAATATGTCGATAAATTAATACCTCTATATCACGCAGGTGAAAATATTAAGAGATTGCATAATCTGCTTGAATGGACTCATAAAGATGGACATCATATTAAATATATTGGATTAGGTGCTCCTCAGAGAGCTTATCATAATCAACGTAGACAATATTTTGATGAGTGGTTTAAAATAATAAAATCAAGCTCAAATCCTGATGTAAAAACACACGCTTTTGGATGTACAGATCTTGAGGCTCTAGAAATGTTTCCTATTACTTCAGCAGATAGTACAACATGGTTAAAAACTGCTGTTACTGGATCTATTATAGTAGGAAAAAAAACATTTTTAATTGGTGACAGATCATTCGCAAAAAATGATAATTATATAAATAGATCAAAAGCATTAAGAGAGTCAATTGATAAATATGTTGAAGATAGAGGATTCACTGTTGAGCATCTTAAGAGTGTTGATAAAGATAGATTAATTTTTAATATCAGAGTTTTAAAAGAATGGCAGGATAATTATGTATGTAAATATAATCCTGTCGCAGAAAAAGTACAACTATTTTAATGATAAGTGGTCCGCAGTTAATACCACTATAAAAAACCAAAGGAGATTTAATTAAATGAAAAAGAATGATTTAGCAGGTTTTAGTATTCTTAGTCCAGAAAAGAATGTATCGTCATTACAAATGTCGTTGACATTGATACTTGTTCTTTCACTTATTCTATCTAATATCTTAGTTGTTAAATCAATTGATTTATTTGGTATACCGTATTTAGCTAATACCTGTTCAATTCTTACATTTCCAATTACTTATATTTTGTCTGATGTATTTAGTGAAGTATATGGATATAAATGGTCAAGAGTAACTGCTACTTGGGCATTTATTGGAACAGCATTATGTTCAATATTATTTACGATTTCTATTGCAATTCCAGGAAACAGTTCTTGGGTAAATCAGGACGCATTCATTTCTATTTTAGGAAACACACCAAGAATTGCTATTGGATCAATAGTAGCTTTTTGGTTTGGAGATCTTGCAAATGATATTGTATTTAAGAAACTAAAGGAAAGAAATCAGAGTTCTAAATTTTTTGGTGTCAGGGCTATCCTTTCATCACTTGCTGGTAAATATGTTGATGGAGCTATATTTACTTTTATAGGTCTTTCATTCTTACCTTTATCTACTAAATTGATAATGGTTCTTAATTGTCCATTCATTCAGATATGTATTGAAACTTTATGTCTTCCAATTACATATAAAGTAAAGTCAATAGTAGAAGATATAGAAAATAGTAATAGATAAATAGGAGTTGTAATGATATTACGAATTAATGAGTTACAAGAAAAATGTAGAATTATCTTGAATGCTGTAGATTCAAATTCATTTTCTACATTAACTGATACACTTGAATTAGTTTCAGATAACGGGTTGCTTGAAATGAATGTTACAAATAAAGAATATTTTGTTTCTGTTAAGCTTCCTGTGAATAATGAAGATAGAATTAAAGCAACAGTAAATGCTTCGTTATTTTTAAAGTTAATTTCAAAAATTACTACAGATACAGTAGAATTAGATGTTGTTGATAATAATCTAACTATTGTAGGAAATGGAAGATATAAGATTCCACTTATATATGATGGAACATCATTACTTGAGCTGCCAAGAATTAATATTAATAATGTAACAATTAATTTTGACATTGATGGTAACATTTTAACAGGAATTAATAAGTATAATTCAAGGCAACTTGCTGTTGGTATTATATCTAAACCTGTTCAGAAGTTATATTATGTTGATGAGCAGGGTGCAATTACTTTTACTTCTGGAGCTTGTGTAAATAAATTTACTCTTAATACTCCTGTAAGAATGCTTTTAAATAATAAACTTGTGAAGATGTTTAATTTATTTAAAGGTATCACTGTTAAATTTTCAATGGGTTATGATCCAATATCGGAAGATATTATTCAAACCAAGGTAAGATTTGAAACTGATAATGTAATAATTACAGCTATACTATCCTGTGACGATTCATTACTATCCTCAGTTCCAGTTAAAGCAATTAGAGGTAGGGCATTTAGTACATATGATAATTCAGTTGTAATTAATAAGAATGAATTAATTCAAACTATTGATAGATTAATGCTGTTCCCTGCTGGAAATTCAAATAAGTTATATAGCAAGTTTGAGTTCTATAAAGATTCAGTAAAGATTTATGATACTTCCAGTGAGAATAATGAGTTAGTTTATTTTAATAATGAGATTGATATTGAAAGTCCTTATTCAACAATGCTTGATCTTAATGATGTTAAAACTGTACTTGATGGATTTTCAGAACAATATATTAATCTATGTTTCGGTGATCACCAAGCCGTTGTTATTTCTTCGGGTAATATTTATAATGTTATACCAGAAGTTGTTGCAGTTTAAATATGGCAGATAATTATGGAAAGAATTTCGAGCAGAAATTCAAAAAAGATTTTTTAAATACAGTTAAGAATTCTACCGTTGATAGGTTATATGATCCTACCAACGGTTTTTATTCTATTTCAAACATTTCAGATTTTATATGCTATTCGTATCCAAATATTTTTTATATTGAGAATAAGACTCATAAAGGTGCTTCATTACCATTTAAAAATATTAGACAGTATAATAAATTAATTAAAAAGATAGGTATACCAGGGGTAAGGGTTGGTGTTGTTCTTTGGTTATATGAGAAGGATCTTGTTTTATATATTCCTGTTTCAACAATCAAAAAAATGAAGCTTGACGGTAAGAAGTCAGTGGGGTTAAAAGCAATTCAAGAAGGTTATAATATAAAGATAATACCATCCATAAAAAAGAAAGTTTTTATGGATAGTGATTATTCTTGCTTAATGAATTTAATTGATGGAGAATAAGATAATATGGAATGAAGATAATACTATCACTTCATTTCAAAATACTAAATCAAAGAAAATAACTGGTACAAAATTTGCAAGTATCTTAGGAAAAAATCCATATTCAACAGAATTTGAAATGTGGTGTGATATTACAAAAGTTTATTCTAAAAAAATCGAACCTACGAAATATACGACTGCTGGAAATATAATAGAACCTAAACAAGCTAATTATTGTAAAAATATTCTTGGTATGAATAATCTAATTACACCTTTTGAAATCTACGGTGATAATTATTTTAATAGACTTCGTGGAAATTTTTTCTTAAATGATATTTTTGGTGGTATGTGGGATTATTTGTTAGTTGACAAGCAAGGAAATCCTGAAACTGTCTTAGAAATGAAAACCACAAAAAATATTAAAAATTGGGAAAAAGATATTCCTGAATATTATGCTCTACAAGCATCATTATATGCATACCTTCTAAATATTGAACAGGTTTATATGGTAGTCTCATTTCTTTTGCGGGATGATTATGACATAATTGATTTTTATAAACCCAATGAACATAATACTTTAGTTATTCCATTTAGACTTCATGAAAGATATCCAAATTTTGAATTAGATTATATTGACAAAGTAAAAGAATGGTATTATAATTATATAATAACTAAGAGATCACCTAAGTATGATTTAGTAAAAGATAAAGATATTCTAGAGGAGTTACATAAGAAGTATGATTGACGAATTAAAAGTATCAGATATTAAAAATAAACTTTCTGAAAATGTGGAATATTTCACAAATATGATAGATGTAATTGTTGATGAAAATACTCGAAGTATGGATAAGATACTCTGTGAAATTTGTGATAATGTTGTAAATATTGACAATCCATCAACTGAAGTTATAGAAAAATATTTTTTGGAATTAACTAACTGTCTTTATTTTATGCAGGAACGAGTAGAAAAACTCAGCATTTATGATTCATTAAGCAAGATATCTTATAAAGAAGCTTTTAATAAAAGTTATATGAACCCTGAGTTGGATAAATCAAAACCAACAGTAGCGGAATTAACTGCTTATGCTGAAGGTAATACAATTTATGAGCAATCAATTAATGAGATGTATAATAAAGCATATAAGATTGTCAGATCTAAAGTTGATGCTGCCCAGACAATGATTCAAACTCTTAGTAAGGTTCTTTCTAAAAGAATAACTGATATGCAGCTTTCTAATAAAGATATTCCTTTCTATCTTTCAGGAAATGGTAGGTCGTTAAATGAATAATACTTTAATTAGACAAGAAGAGAGGAACAGGTATATTGAATCTCTTGATAGAATTCAAGAATATTGTGTAAAAATTTCTTCCTATAATTTAAAGAATATGTCAAATAATAAAATTATTCAGTATTATACAAAAGAAATTTTTAAAGAGGTTCGTTCGATGGAAGCTGAGTTATTGAAGAATAGTGCAAAAGAAACTACTTCAGTTTCCGTTAAAAAGAATGGTTTTCTAGAAAGAATTAGGAGGATGCTTAATGGCTGAAGTTAAAACTCTTAACGAAGTTCTGAAAAATCTAAATAAAAAATTTAATGATAATGTTGCTGTTATTGGGGCTCCTGATATTACAAAGAGAGGTACATTGTCATTAGGAACACCAGGTCTTGATTACTGTCTTTATAATTCTTTACCTAGAGATAGAATTATAGAGATATTTGGTAAAGAAGGTAGTGGAAAGACAACTTGTGCATTTCTTCTAGCTGCTTCATTTCAAAGAGAAGAAATAAAGAAACCTGTTGAAGAAAGAAAGAAGATTCTGTATGTAGATTTGGAACATACTGTAGATAGCGAATGGGCTATTAAGACTGGTTATGATATGTCTAAAGATGCAGAAGTTCAAACAATTTATTTTGGTCCAGTTGATGTATCTGCAGAAATAATTCTAGATTATGTAAGAGAATTTATTAAGACAGGAGAAATTGGATTATGTATAATTGATAGTATTCCAATGCTTGTAGGTGAGCAAGTATACGATGAATCTTTTGAAAAGAAGGAAATGGGTGGAATCGCCAAGCTTCTTACAAGTTTTGTTGCGAGAATTACCAGTATGCTTGTTAAATATGATTGTACTCTTATCGGTATTAATCAAATGAGAGACAATATTGGTGGGTATGGATTACCTTATACTGTACCAGGTGGAAATCAATGGAAATTTGGTTGTTCAGTTCGTTTAATGATTAAGCGAGGAGAGTTTCTGGATGAGGATGGAAATACATTAACTTCTTCAGCTGAATCCCCATACGGCTACAGATTAGATATGGCTGTTGTTAAAACCAAGGTGTGTAGATGGGACAGAAAGATTGGATCTTGTGTATTCTCATATACTGATGGACCCGACATCTTACAAGATACTATAGATATTGCAGTTAAACTTGGTTTAATTGATAATTCTGTTCAAGGATCATTTAAATTAATTGATATTGATACTGGAGAAATTTTAAAAGATTCTGAGGGTAATGAAATTAAAATAAGAGGTAAGAAAAATATAAAACCTTATTTTAAAGAACATATTGATCAATATAGAAGATTGTATGATAAGGTATATGAATTAATAAGTAAGAAAGATACTTCAAATATGGAAGCATTTAAGAATATGCTTGATTATAGAGATTCTAAAGAAGTATTTGGAATTGATTTGAATACAACAGCGGGATTGGAGGACATCTAATGAATAATCACGATATTATTAAATATCTAAATAATTTGGTTGACAAAAGTTATAATTCAAATTATATTATGATTAGTAATGAAGAAATAATAGCTTTGAAGAATGCTGTTGATACTCTTATTCGTCTAGAGGATGATTTAAGATGAACAAAAATCAAGAATATTCAAATTATTTAAAAAATCATTTAGACAATATCAATTTTGGGTTTGAGTGGTTACATAAAAATCTTCCTAATATATTTATTCATGAAGATTGTAATTACGAAACAATGATTCAAATGAACATCAGAACTCATGATGATTCAAAATCTTCCTGCAATGAATGGATACCATATAGAGAATACTTTTATGGAAATAAAGAAGATGAAGATATTCAAAATGCTTTTAATTATGCTTGGCTTCATCATATTCATAATAATCCACATCATTGGCAATATTGGTTATTATATGAGGATGATACTAAGAAACCAACACCACTTGAAATTCCTTACGAATATCTAATAGAAATGATTCTAGATTGGTGGTCTTTTTCTTGGAAACAAGGTAATCTATATGAAATTCAAGATTGGTATAATAATCATAAATCAATGATTATAATGAATGAAAATTCAAAAAATCTTATAGAAGAAATTATTAAAAGTATTATAGATAAATTAGATGAGTACAAAGAATAAAGAATCCACCAGGTACTATTCAGATCTACATGAAAAATCAGTTTGTAAAGCATTGAATGCTGTGCAGCAACCAAACTCAGGTGCAGGTAAGTTCAAAAAAGGGGATTGTATACAGAAAGATATTTCAATGTTAATTGAATGTAAATGCAGCACTTCAGAAAAGAATTCTTTTGCTATAAAGAAAGAGTGGATTGATAAAAATATTGTTGAGTGCAAAGATATGCGGATGGATAATAGTTGTATTTGTTTTAATTTTGGTCCAGGCACAGACAATTATTATGTAATTTCGGAAAAATTAATGGCGTTGTTGGTAGAATATCTTTGCAATTTATATAAGGAAGGAGATTAAAATCTCCTTCCTTTTTTATTGACAAATTCATATATATATGTTATAATCTTAATGTAAGAATTAGTTTGAAAGGAAGGTTTCAATCATGACCATGCACGACAGAATAGTGAAGGAACTTACAGAAAGACTTGCTAAGAGCAACTTCAAAGAGATCACTATTGAAATGAAGAACACTGGCGAGAAGATCACTATTATTACTTGTGGTTTTAATATTTCTTCTTTTGATGAAATTGATTACTTCCTTGTTAATTGTTCCCTTCCCTGGGTAGGTGGAAACAATATCAATTCTGTTGCAACATTTATTGAAAATTATGACACCAGAATTAAGGAAAATAAAAACGAAAAAAAGAAATTAAGAGCTTATTATAATAAGCATAAGAACGATGCTAATAATGATTGGTTCGATTGGTATAGTGATTGGTATAAAGACGTGTATGGTCATAGACCTAGATAAATAGCTTATAATCATTATTTTTATATTCTATAAACGAAAGGATTGATGTTTATGAAGGTTACGAAGAACAATGAAGTAATTATGAAGAAGCTGTATGAAAGTGGTGTTAGTATTGCACAGTTGTCTAATGCGTACAATATTGCACCTGCTACGGTTAGATACCATGTAGATCCAAAATATAAGCTTCATAAGCAGGGTGCGTATCTCAGAAAACTTGCTATGTACAATGAAGATAAAGATGTCATTAGAGTAGTTACAAATTATTTAGATTCTATTAGGGTGTGGTAATGCTTTCACAGAAACAGATTGAAAATAATAAAATTAGATTTATCGATTTAGTTAAAACAATTTCAAGAGAAGGTTTTAATAAAGACCTTCTCTTGAGTCATTTAGAAAATTCAGATTGGTATGTTGCTCCAGCCTCTACAAAATATCATAACTCATTTAAAGGCGGACTTGTTCAACATACGCTAAATGTCTACGATAATCTTTGTAAATTAATTTTGATGAAAGACATGAAAATTGATGAAGATAGTGTTAAGATTGTCTCATTATTTCATGATTTGTCAAAAAAGAATTTTTATGAGATTTACTATAAGAACCAGAAAGTCTACAGCGAGAGTGGTTCTAAATACGACACTGGTGGAAGATATGATTGGATGCAGTTAGCTGATTATAAGGTTAGAGATTCAGAAAATAGGTTCATTTATGGAAACCATGAAATTAATTCAGAGTTTCTGATAAGACAGTATTGTCCATTAACTCTTGAAGAATCTATTGCTATTTTACATCATCATGGTGGAATGAGTGAAGATTCAATTAAATTTAACGTGACTTCAATTTATAATAGATTTCCATTAGCTGTATTACTTCATGTAGCAGATATGTTATCTGCTTATGTTGATGAAAGTACAGAAATGATATTATCAATTAATGAGTTACAAGAAAAATGAATAAACTCATAGAAAAAGAACTAAAAAATATTTCTGTAGCAATTTTACCGGAATACGATAATAATACTACAGAAATATTTATTTTTAAAGGAACAAGATCAGTAGACTGCCTATCCTTTGAAAAAGGTAAATATTATAAAATAGAATTAAATGATACTCTACTTAATCCAGAAAAAGAATTTTTAATTCTTCATGTTCAGTGGAATAATAATATTATACCAAAAGATAAATTAATGAATGTGGAAGTATTAGAGAAGATGGGAAATATGATTAAAGTATCTGGAACTGGAGTTAATTCTGTAAATAGTTGGTCTGGTTGGTTACCAATTGATTGTGTTAAGATACTTAATTTATTATGAAAATCTTCATTACTTGTTTAGGTAATAAATTATATTATTAAATGTTAATAGACCGTAAAATATATTATTATTTATATGGTTAAATTAAATGGAGTTGAAATTAAATGGCATCTTTAGCTACGAAATGTAGACCTTCAACATTTGATACAGTTATTGGTCAGGAGTCAATAAAGAAAATTTTGACAAGACAAGTTCAGTTAAAAGAATTTAAAAACTGTTATATATTTCAAGGGTCTTCAGGTTGTGGAAAGACAACATGTGCTAGAATATTAGCAAATGAAATTAATAACGGTAAAGGTTCTCCAATAGAAATTGACGCAGCATCTAATAACGGAGTTGAAAATGTAAAAGAAATAATCAGATCTGCAAACGAAAGATCTTTAGATTCGGAGTATAAAGTTTATATAATTGATGAAGCACATTCCTTAACTTCTCAGTCGTGGCAGGCTTTTCTTAAATGTATTGAGGAGCCACCCGCATATACTATATTTATTTTTTGCACCACAGAAAAAAATAAAATTCCTGATACTATTAAGAATAGATGTCAGATTTTTAATTTTAATAGAATTAATCCAAAAGACATTGAAGAAAGATTAATTGATATATGTAAAAATGAGGGATTTTTAAATTACAACGATGCCTGCAATTATATAAGTAAGATAAGTAACGGTCAGGTTAGAGACGCCATAGCTAATCTAGAAAAATGTGCATCGTATGATATAGATTTATCTATTAATAATGTTATCGAAGCATTAGGTGATTATTCATATTCTAATTTCTTTGAATTGGTGAACTGCTTACTTGATGGTAACGAAAAGAAGTTGTACGAAATTATTGACAAGATATATAATGAAGGAACTGATTTAAAATTATTTGTTGACAGGTTTTTAGATTTTTGTATTGACTTATCAAAATACTGTTTATTTAAAGATTGTAGAATGACAAAAATACCTCAGATAATGGAAAATGAATTAAAAAGTTGTACATTATTTGATAATTCTATAAGCTATTATAATTATTATACTAATCAACTTCTAGAATTGAAGAACATGTTAAAAAATGATATTAATCCATTAAGTACGATCGAAGTAATTTTTTGTAAGATGTTGAGGTTACAGTAAATGAATATTTTATATCAAGATAAACTAATATCTCATATAAATCAATTTACAATTAATACCTTACCTCATACCATTCTATTAGAAGGCCATCAAGGATCTGGAAAGCATCTGGTATGTAGTTATATTTCAGATTATTTTAATTTATCACTTGTTGATATAACTGAGGAGTTAAATCTTGAAAAAATAACAGAAATATATTTATCACCATTACCACAGATGTATCTAATAGATTCTGATAAAATTTCTGTAAAAGAACAAAATGTAATTTTAAAATTTTTGGAAGAACCATCTAACCTAATTTTTATTGTGTTATTAAATTCTAATAATCTACTTTTGGATACGATTAAAAATCGTTGCTATAATTTAGATCTACAAAGATACACAAAAGATAATTTAAGAACTTTTTTAACTTCAGATACAGCAGATGAAAGATCGCTTGATCTAATTATTGAGATTTCTAGAACTCCTGGAGATGTTATAAAGTTTTCAAATGTTGATTTTGTTAGCATGTATAATTTCGCCAATAAGGTATTTCAGTATATTAAAACCGCAAATCTTTCAAATTGTTTAACTATTAGCAATAAATTATATTTTGATAATTCTATTGATAATAATTATAATGTTGATTTATTTTGTAAGGTATTGTTACATATTTCAAAATCAATTTCTCCAAATATCTACATCTTAACGAATGAGTTAAATAACGCTCTATCTATACCTCATATTAATAAGAAATTGTTGTTTGAAAAGTATATAATAAATTTAAAATATTCAATATGAATAATCTCGAAAAGTTAAAAAAAGAAATAGAAAATAAATCAATATCAGATGAACTAATTATATTTGAACTATCTGATATTGATTTTGTTGCTTTACAATACATCGAATATATTGCAAAAATTAAAAATCAAGTAATTGAGTATCTTAGTTCTATTGAATCTTTATTTTCTGCTAACATATTTGGAGAAACAGAATTTAATGATTTGTCTATTAAAGTTCATAGATGCGATAGATTATCAGAACTTAATGAGTTGATTTTTTCAAGAAAAAATGTTATAATTATTACAAATAGAGTGGAAAAATCAATTAAAGATCAGTACACTGAATATATATATGAAATACCTAAATTAGAGGATTGGCAAATAAAAGATTATGTGTACTCTACTCTAGAGGGTATTGATCAAAAGAAACTTGATATATTAATAGAAAAATGTAAGAATAATATTTATCGTCTAGACAATGAAATTTCAAAAATATGTATTTTCAACGAGGCTGAAAGATTACATGCTTTTAATAGTTTTCTTGACGATAATATTTTTAGCGATATTAGTAAATATTCAATTTTTGATTTTACAAATGCGATTATAAAAAAAGACTTTGAGACTTTAAAGTCTATCTATAATGAGAAAGAAAATATAGATATTGAACCTTTAGGTGTTGTTACAATCTTACTAAATTCATTTAGAGATATAATTACACTTCAATTTGATCCAAGACTTACTCCAGAAACTTCTGGAATTCAAAAGAGTAGATTTTGGGCTATTAAATATAGTTGCGGATATTATACTAATGATAAATTAATTGAGATTTTTAAATTATTGTGTGATATTGACAAGAAGATAAAAACAGGTACAATATCAATTGATATTCTAATTGATTATTTATTGATAAATATTCTTAATTGAGGAGGACATCATTGGAAGATATTAATTTAAACATAGCAGACGAAACGGATGATGAAGATTCTGATATTGTGGTAGATGGTTATACAGGAGAAAGAATTACAAGTGTTTTAAAAGCAGTTAGAAAACGATGTTTAGATTGTTGTGCATATCAGCGTGATGAGGTTAAATATTGTTCTTGTACAAACTGTGCTTTGTGGCCTTTTAGGTTTGGAAAAAATCCTTATCGTAAGAAACGTGAGATGTCAGAAGAACAACGTAACGCTATGAAAGAAAGAATGTCGGTTTATTGGGGTACAAAAAATGAGTAATGAATTTAAAACATTATTTGGATTTATAATTGTATCAGCAGTTATTTATATTTCTTTATTGTTTTTCTATGGTCTTATATAAAATATGAAAATATTATGTTATTCAGATAATCACTGGTGCCAATACTCATCTATCTTACGAAAAAGGGGAGATGAGTATTCTTTACGTCTAGATAATCAAATTAAATCTATTAATTGGGCAGAAGACCTTGCAGAAAAATTAAATTGTAGGATGATTGTTCATTGTGGAGACTTCTTCGATAAAGAATCCCTTAATTCAATGGAAATTACAGCCTTAAATGATCTGTTTTTCTGTGATAATGCAGAGCATATAATGCTTGTAGGTAATCATGAAATTGGTATAAATACTTCTGAATTTAGTTCCACACATTTATTTGGATTAAAAGATACTTTTAGTATTATTAACGAACCAAGAATTTTGGAGCTTGACGAAGATACCCAACTCTGTTTTTTGCCTTATATACTTGAATATAATAGAGAACCTTTAAATTCTTATTTTGTGGATACAAATAAAAAAAGAATTATTTTTAGTCACAATGACATTGCAGGTATCACTCTTGGAAAGTTCATTACAAAAAATGGATTTTCTATTAGTGAAATAGAAGATTGTTGCGATCTATTTATAAATGGACATATTCATAATGAGAGTAGAATATCCTCGAAAATATTTAACATTGGTAATCTAACAGGTCAGAATTTTAGTGAAGATGGGTTCGTATATGATCATTGTGTATTTGTAATTGATACAGTAACTTTAAAGATAGATGTATATAAGAATCCATATGCAATTAATTTCTATAAAGTTGATTTTACTGAAAATGATTCTATTGAATATATAAATGAAATTTCTTCAAAAATGAAGAATGCAGTTGTTACGATCAGGTGTAAAGAAAAGAATTATGAATATTTAAAAAAGAGATTTGGATCAGAAGTAGACGAATTAGTACCACACCATAATTCTATAATTGAATGTAGATTTATTATTGTTCCTGATAACACTGATGAAGAAACCGTCATGGAAAATAATTTACAATTATCAGTAGATCATATTAAAGAATTTAAAAATTATATATTACAAGAACTCGGATCACTTGATATTGTAAAAGAAGAAATTGAGGAGATACTCAAATGATTTATATAAATGATATCTGGTATAATGAAAATTCCGATGAAGATCTAATAGAAGCTGCTCAAACATTTAATTATGACTTTGCAAAAGCACTGGAAGATAGATTTAGAAAATATCAGTTTATGGAGCATGAACTTATTTCTTTAAAGGAATGGTAAAATGAATTTAAAATTTAAAAACTTAAAGATATACAATTTTCTATCTTTTGAACAAGAAAATCTTGAATTCAATAATAAAGGGTACACATTTGTTCAAGGACATAACTATTTTAAGAAGGATAATTCATCTTCTAATGGATCTGGAAAATCAAGTATTTGGGAAGCTATCACTTGGTGTGTAACAGGAGAAACTATCAGAGGAACTAAAGAAGTACAGAGAATAGGTAGTGAAGATACTTGTAGAATTATTTTAACTCTACAAGTAGATAATGATGAATATGTAATTGATAGATCAAAATCTCCTTCAAAATTAATTGTGTTAAAAAACAATGAAGATATTAGCGGTAAAGGGATTAGAGATACTCAAAAAATATTAGAAGAATGTTTACCTGATTTAAATTCTGATCTAATTGGATCTGTAATTATTCTTGGTCAGGGATTACCAACAAGATTTTCAAATAACACTCCTTCAGGAAGAAAAGATGTTTTAGAAAAACTTTCAAAATCTTCCTTCATGATTGAAGATATTAAATCTAAAATCTTACACAGAAAATCTATTTTAACCAATCAACTTAGAACGAATGAGGATTCTAAATTAGAAAAGATTACATTATGTCAAAGATGTAAGCAGGATATTGAAAATTCAAAGAGTTCATTGAATTCCTTGCAAGATATATCAGAGATAGATAACAAGATAAAATTACTTTCTTCCGATGTGGAATATCTAACCTCGACTGTTGATAAATTAAAAGTGGATCTTAACACTACTAATATCTCGTATGAAAAATACAATAGTGAATTGGAAGATCTAAATTCATGTTGTTTTAAAGAAATAGAAAAAATTGAATTAAATAATTCTTTAATCTTAAACGATTTAAAGGAAGAAATAAATTCTTATAAAATTGAAATTTCTACCTTAGATAGAAAGATTCTAGAAATAGAATCTATTAAAGATGTTTGTCCTACCTGTGGGCAGAAACTTCCAAATGTAGATAAACCAAGTACAGATAAGTTAAAAGAAGATAAGTTCTCTTTAGAACAACAACTTGAACAGAAAGAACTTCGATACACTGAATTAACTAAGAAAATCATAACAGAAAAAGAACTAATAAAAAAAGAGTTCGATGCTGATCTACTTAGAATTAGATCTTTAATTAAGAAGTGTCAAGAATTTAGAAATGATTATTCTTCAAAAATAACTGATGCTGAATCTAAGATAAAGCAAGAAGAATTAGAACTTTCAAAGTTACAAATTCTTAAGAACGAGCATGATTCAAAAGTTTCTTTATATACGGAACTTATTAATAGAAATGAAATTCAAATTGAACAGTTAGAAAAAGATTTATTGTATATTAATAATATAATTGATAATCTTAATAATCATATTTCTATTATTAATAAGATTGATACCTCAGTAAAAAGAAATTTTAGAGGGTATCTACTTAATAATATAATTAACTACATCAATACTCAAGCTAAGATCTATTGTAAAGATATTTTTAATACAGATAGAATTGAGTTTTGTCTGGATGGAAATAACATATCTATATCTTATGACAATAAAGAGTATGAATGTTTATCTGGAGGAGAGAAGCAGAAGATAGATCTAATTGTTCAATTCTCAATTAGAGATATGTTGTGTAATTATTTAAATTTTTCATCCAATATTTTAGTTCTGGATGAAATAACAGATAATCTTGATATCGTTGGATGTCAAAATGTATTTAATTTAATTTCAACAAGGCTAAAAGATGTAGAGAATATCTATATAATTTCACACCACTCAGATCTTCAATTACCTGTTGATTATCAATTAATTATTAATAAAGGAGTAGACGGAATAAGTCGAATACAGATATAAATGTTCTATAAGAAACCCAAAGATGTCAGTTATACTCAGATGTGTATCTACATAGATGAAAATGTATATAGAGAAAAT